ATGAACCTCGCAAACCTAACTCAAGAAGAAAAAGACAAGATTAATGTCGATTTGACCGCAAGTGGTGTCGCATATAAAGAACGACTCAATATGCCAGTTGTCGCCTCAGAAGTTGAACGACAACAACCAGCACATTTGAGAGCATACTTTAATGAACGATTAGCGTTTTATCGTGAGATAAGTAAGCAGTTGCCGGATGGGAATTCGGTGCAGTATTTGAAAATAGAGTAGTGCGATGCTTAAAGAAATAGATTCTTTTGATAAGAAAAATATTCTCGAATCTACCCGCATAACATTAGATAGCATGGTTAAAGATGGCTTATTAGAGAAGATATCCAGCTATGAAAGGCGACAAAACAAACACCATGACTCAAGTTCATCACCGGGTGTTCGCTGTGTCGTTAGTCGGTATGGATTACAAGGAAAGTGTCGTCTTGTGAAATGCGAAAATGACGGAGATGTCTTTATTGAAGGTAAGTACATCAGAATTGATTAATCCAAATAGCCCATTACAAAAGACACAAAGAACTTATAATATTACGGCCACTATATACAAAGCTCTTTTCTCAAATGATAAGTTTGTAATAATAAAAAATCTTATCAGGTGCGCCGTAAAACCCCATCCTTCAGAGCGGGGAGAATGTCAAATCAATACTAATATTAACTAGTAGCTGTTTGAATTTTAAAATACAATACCATGTCATTTCCCTCTAACCTTCGTTCCCCTTCATATTCTTCTAACACATACAGATGTAGTGTATGCCTACCATATAAAAAGTTTTATTTTAATAGATAAAAAAATATTTTTATCTATAATAGAATAGCCTTGTAACTCTTTGCTTTATAAAAGCTAATTACAAATTATCTATAACGGAGATAAAAAATCATGGGTACGCTAGATTTCATCATCGGGCATAAAATAAAACAAAAAAGGACGGAGCTAAAATTAACAGGTAAACAAATGAGCAACAAGCTCGGAATAAGCCAACAACATTACTCTCGGTTAGAAAATGGAGGTGCGAAAATTACCGTTGAACATTTATTCTCTATCGCGTTTGTTTTAGGGGTTAAACCTCAAGAACTATTACCTAATTATAATTTTTCAAATGAAAAAGAGATAATTAAAGCAAAACAATCATTATCAGCAGAAATCATTATGCCAATAAAGAAAAACGACATGTATCCTACATAAATATAGACAGGTATTTATTTTATTAAAAATAATGTGAACCATTAAGGATATAAAAGGGAATACGTTGCTCTACATGATGTTGCCGATGAACATCACGTATCCATTCGCTCACAAAAATCTGTTTTCCCCCGAAAACGTATCCCCGTATTGCACTTGGCCCAATCAATGTGGTCATCCTGATAAGGCGCATTCACAAACTGACTGGTTGCACAGACTAAAGGCAAGCTATATGGAGTCTCTACACTCCCCTCCCGTAATAACAATGCCATTGATTCTCCTAGGATAAAAGGCAGATAGTCCGTATTAAAGACCCGTGCTCCATCTTCACTGTACAGTGATAACCCCCAACGTCTCTTCGGGGTCAAAACCATTCCTGAAACGAATACACACACATAAATGTCTGTTTGGGCTGAACTGTATAATTGCTTTTTATGCGCTAAATAGCTCACTTCCGCTTGAGAGTTGGTGGTATGATAAAACACAACACACTTATCTAAATGCGATAATATTGTCGGCAAAGACCAATAGCGCCCGCCTTTAAGGTGGATTTTTGTCGAAACACACAATAAGCCATTTGTGTATTACGTGTAATCGCACTTCGAAATCCCTGAAAGGTCCACACCACTTTTATCTAACTTTTTACTAATATCCCCCAGCACTTTTTTAACACCATCGAGCGTAACTCGTTGCTCGTTTAAGAACTACGTAATATCTGATGCAATAGCGGTCATACGATTATTAGCGTCGCTGTATGAGTTCGGCTCAGTGAGATTAATGCTGTAACTAGTGTTTTTTACGGTAAATGTAGCCGGTTGTGAAATGACTAATTCTGTATCGCTATTAACCCTGTCCACCATATAAATAAAATTAGCATTACCATTTTTAATTAAAATAATGGTACCTGTGCCAGAGACAACAGCAGACCCTGACACTGTGCTAACAGTGCCTGTTGTGTATATCATGATTTATTTCCTAAAATTTAGATACAAAAAAACCACATTAGTGCGGTATTTAATCTTCTAACATTGAAACGTCTATCATAAGCCCTTGTTCCATTAATCCAGAACCTTCTCGACTCGGAGGCATACTTATCCAGCCATCCTCTTCTCCTAAGAACTCGTATCGATACTCAAATGTTAACCCTCCCACATCATCAACCAAGACATAACGCTCGCTATATCTTTTGAATGTCCAAACTTCATCCCACGTGTCAGGGTCTATGTAGCTTCGTATGTTTGTATTATGAAAATACCCCATAGAGCGAGTCTTAATCATGCCATACCGATGACCACTTTTGCCTGCGATTCTTAATGAGCCTTTGCCAGCGCTCCCCGTATTGACATCATAATATTTCTCAAAGCAGACCAACTTAGCAAGAGATGAAAATTTCATTTTCCCTTGCTCATCATAAACTTCAAGACCAACTCCGTGTTGAGGTATGCTTACCTTGGAAATCGGAGCAACCATCCATTGGCTATTTAACGCATAGATTCTCGGATAGCTATCATGAGGGCCTGATGATGACGTTAGTTCATCAGGAGTTGCTTTTCTCAAAACACATATTGTTTCGAGTTTATCGGTTAATTGTATCAGCCTATTATTTGTGTAAATTTCTACACCAACCATTTCACACCACCCATACGACAACATGACTTGAGAATGAGTCATTCGCTTGTGTCTGCCCACCACCAGAGCCATTGTTCTCCCAGCGATAGATATTGTAATCAACGCGGTAATTTAACGTGTTCCCAGATATGGAGTACTCTGTTCTCTCATTAGGCTTATCTACATGAAATTCACCACTCCATCGAGAGCGATACCGTAGCCAGAAATGGCAAACAACCTCACCTCCTAAGGAAATCTCAGGAATAGTAAGAGATCCATATTGGGACAAAGGAAGGTCAAATTGCCCCAAGTGGCGCGGTATAATAGTGTCTTCTCCAATAATGAGTCGCCCTTTCTCATCATATATTTCTAAACCCATGCCCATTACCATATCCCCATTCTGATACGCATTGTGCCTTTTTTATCAAACAAACGTTTTAATATGTTTGTTTCAATCCAGTACCCCTGAGCGTTATTCCCATATTTAATTTCTTCACCAGTGCGCATATTAAGTTGATAGCCCACCTTGTTTGCATGGCTGAAATTGGTTGATTGCAATACATTAGCTATTTTTGCACTGGTAATAGTTGCATCACCAATAAAAGCTTCATTAACAACCACCTGTCCATTCTTCACGATAAACGGTGTCACCACTTTGCCGTTTAATGACGATATCACCGCAAAGTTTTGGGCATTGACCAGAAATTGGCTATTTCCTTGTGCATTAAACCCTAAGCCAATGCCCGTAATGACTTTATTCCCTTTGCTATCTTGCTGAACTTTCATTGTCCATGATGCGGAAATTTTGCCATTTATGTCGGTGACCACTTTCGAGGTTTGCTCTATTTTGGCTGAACTTGTACCCACTTGGCTTTCAAGGCGAGTGACTTGCTGGGCGGTAGAGGTCACTTTACCTGAGACCTCAGTCACCTTAGTTTCAAGTTGGTTTACCGCATTCGCCGTTGCATTGGCTTTCTGTTCGCTGGACTTAGGTACTTCATTCGCCACAAATCCTTTTGGTGCCACCGATTGTTTGTTATTGGTATAAGTGCGGGTGATAATTTGATGGTTAACACTTTTATGCTTAGTGAGCTGATATTTAGCACCTCCTCGCAAATAGATATATTCCACAGAACCATTCGTTAATTGAGCTGGCCCCATCACAGGGGATTGATTTGTCCATCGCCAATCAAAATTATCAATGATGCGGTTTTCAGACTGGGTTCCCCATCCAGAACCACTCACTTGCCATTCCACAATCATGGCAAAACCTTTGGTATTGTGAGTCGCATAGCTCGGTTTATTGTCTCTATATTGCCCTAATGTCCTAAAAACCTTAAAGGCATAACGTCGAGAAGTTACTAATGGCAAAATAATCGGATAATAGGTGTTTTCATTGAGTTTAGATAAATCTAAATCCACCACCACAGACTCCGTTAAATCGGCTTTCACTGTATCTAATTTGCTGGATAACGTTTGTACCTGAGAGGTTGCAGACGTCACTTTGCCATCAATATTAGATACTCGCGTATTTAACGCATTCACCACACTGCTATCAGCTTTCCCCTTAAGATTTGAATTGAGCGTTGAAATCTCTTGCGTTTGTGCTTGCTGTTTCGAGGTGAGGGTTTCTAATGATTTATTAATCGCTGAAACATTCCCATTCATCCGTGTTTCCAGTGATTGTCGGGCTTTCGCTTCTGCTTGGTCGCCTGTAACACGTGCTTGTTTCTCTGCGGAAATGAGTCCTGCGGTGACTTTCGATAAATCATTACCGGTATAATCACCACGAAGTTGAGTGGCTAAGAATTGGCGTTGTTGTGCTTCGGTTTTATCAGTCTCAATACGTGCTTGTTGCTCTTGTTTAATTGCGGCTGCCTGTGCTTCTGTTGCCGTTGAAACTTGATTTATCCGCTCAGCCAGTAATTTTCCTGCCTCCTCCCATTTTTTTTCACTTTCTTCAATCGTTGCTCCATGCCTCATCAACTCAGATAAAATCTTGTCATGATTTATCCTCATCAACTCATGTAATTCAGTAATATCGATTTGGTTAGCTTTACTGTTAATTTCACCCAATAAGTCTTGTGCGAGTTGGTCTCGGCTGATTTGCCCCGCTAATTCTTCAAGAATAGCGTCTATGTTACCGTCAACTTGTCCTTTAGCTTCTACAAAATGAGACTTCCCATATTCATTTACGCTTCTTACATAAAACCAGTAATCACGCCCCGGCTTTAATTGCCCTTTTGTCCAGAACTTAGCGCGACTTAAGAAATCAGCTTTTGACTCTATCTCATTGATATTATTTATTTTTATTTCACCAGAAAACCAGAACTCAAACTCGGTATTTAGAGTGTGTGGCGCAGCGATATGAGGGATTAATTTTATTTCAAAAAAACCAGACTCAACAATTATTGAGCTAGGTGCACTTGGCGTACCAATAACCATCTGGACTTTTGATTCATTACCAAGCATTCCATTAGCGTCTTGACCTCTCACCCCAACAAGATAGTCACCGGCTTCAAGCCCATTAAAGTAGTACTCTAAATCTGTGGTATTACCAGTAGATACAACCTTGCTGTTTTTATAAAGAGTGACATTAAATGAAATATTTCTATTAATGGCTGTTGTTACCCACATAGCCCTAGCTTGAACTTGAGGGCTATCATCAACGTAAGCAATAGAAAGACGCTCTATATTAGGAATGCGAATAACATTCTGCGTTGGCGGGTTCCCAGTAAAATCAACTCCATTATCAACAATGCTTTCCTTTTGAGGTTCATGCTGAATACAGTTGTATAAGTAATTTCCATCATTATTTTCTGAAATGGTAATAACTCGAAACAATCTTGTTATTAGCATGCTTTTGGTAATAGAAAATACACCATATTGTTTCAGTCCACGAGGAACCTCACGCAAAGTGACAATATCACCATCGATAGATTGAATTTCTATTTTCTCGAACCTGCCTGATGTCCCTAAAAATGAGAAAGTACCTTTATCGTCATATTTCCAATCTATAGGCGCATCAATAGTAATAGCGCTACCATTAACTGATAGAACCCGACCACCTACCTTCACTCCTGCAAAGCTATCGTCTGCTACCTCAATAATATCGCCAGAGATGCAGTTAATCCCCTCTCTTCCTGTTGAGAATGTAACGCTATCTTTCTCCAGCTTTTCTGTCTGTAATATCCACTTACCCACTCTGTGAGCCTGTCCGCGACTAGTGCAACCAAAAGCAGTAACTTTCTTAACATTTACACCGCCGAATCGCTGAATGAGATCATCATCTTGGATAAATTCTCTTTCTTCACTCCATCCATTACTCGGGTTTATCCATGACACCTCGATAGCATTATGACGAGCTGATTTCGCTGTTGATGTATATTTAAATTTTCCATCAATAACATTTGAGTTTGTGTACGTCCATACTGGATCTGATGGTCTATCTTGAAAGCACGTTAATTGCTGTCCGTCCCATAAAGGCATACCGCGAAATACGGACGCTAAGTCATCAAGCACTTCTTTGGCTTTTCGTTGAGAGGTAATGTAGGCATTAAAAGTAAAGCGAGGCTCTTTGTTGCCAAACCCATCATCAACCAATTCATCACAGTAACGAGCAATGGCATATAGCGCGAATTTATCAACGCCAAACGAGCCGATCATCTCTCCTATACCGTATCGTTCATTAGTGACTAAATCGTAAAAAACCCATGCAGGGTTATTAGTCCATGCGGGCTTGAAGCGACCAGTCCAGATGCCAGTGTAAGTACGAGACTCCGGATCATAGTTATCAGGAACTTGGATAATCATCCCTTTAATATGATAGGTGCGATTGGGTGTATCACCGTATTGGGATTTATCGATTTTCATCCCGACGACGGCAGAATTAGGGTAAGAGAATTTAGCGTCAGTTATTTCTGTGTAGCTTGCCCATACCGTTCCGTTTTTCAGTAGATCACTTTTACTATCATCTGTTAATCGTGAAACTCTAATTTGGAAAGGTTTCTTTTTAGGCGCATCAATGATATATGATTCTAAATATTGGCCACTGATTTTTCCGGTTATTTTTGCTGTTTCTGCATGTGTCCAACCAGAACCATCATTAACTTCAATAAGCATTTCTACCGTAGCATCGTGCTGATTTCCCTTGTCATCTTGACTAACAAGAGCAGAAACCCCCAAAGTGAATCTAACGCGGTCAGTTTCCTGATCTGAAATAGTGCGTAAGATTGGTGTGCTTTTTTTTACCTCTACATTGACAGGAATTTCTTTTTCTACAAAAGGAAAGTCCTCTAATGGTTCTTGCGTTTGCGTTCCTGCTCGCCACTGAACTTCAACACCATGAATATTTGGATTGCCATCTGCATCTACAACAGGAGTTCCATTCAATAGAAAACCTGACATACCACCCACAGGCCCTTCTATTGGCCCTTCTGAAACTAAATCGATGACATTAAGAAATTGTTTGTTTTTTAAGTTGTCATCGAGCAACCTTGGAGTGATTCCTCCACCGCCACCTTTGCCCATTAAACAGTCTCCAAACCTTGTGATATTACATTTGAACCCACAACCATCTCGCCATAACAGATAGGAACCGGATAACCTTGCCCCACTCTATTTGCTAACGAACTGAAATACTGGTTACTTTCTGAGTTTCGCCCCTCTATGCTTGGCGCTGGCGGTGTTTTAGTTAACATGGTTGCCAATCCCGCGGCGGCCACACCTACACCAGCGGCAAATAATGCGGTCGATGTCATCGTTGCCAAAAATCCGCCCGGTATTAAAAACGATGCGCCAATTAAAGCAGCTCCACCAATAATGCCTAGCCACCCGCCAGATTTAGCACCACCAACTATGGGGACGATCGTAATAACATCACCTTCATTTAATGGCGTACTTAATCCCGTGGAAATACTATCCTCGGTCATATCATTACCTGCGATACGAACGCGAAACTGACCTTGGTTAATCTCTTTTTTCAACCCATCAATTTGATAGCAAAGACAGCGTAAGGCCTCACCTGCATTACTTACCTCAAGCTCGAACCTGCGTCCAAATCTGCGTAAATAGCCTGCAAACTGTAATTTGACCATTGTTTATGCCTCCAAATGCTGTGAGTATATTTAAACCAGTAACCACCGTAAGTATCTCGCTTACTCAATCTGTCTGGCCTGTGATGCAATATCTCTTGATTACCTAAGTACAACGCAGCGTGACAAGGTTTTGATGTTCCTAAGCAAATCAATATCATATCGCCTTCTTGAGCCTCTTCTACTTGATAAAATCCCTGCTTGTCCGTGTTATCAAGATAGAGATTTTGTTCTGTGTACCACCATTCATCGGGACGAATAAAATCATCTAGCTGAATGCCTGACAGATGATAGGCATCACGTATAATGGAATAACAATCCTGCTCACCATGTTTAAACTCTCTACCTAATAGTGGCGCTATTGGCCTGAACTTATGGATCACTCCATCACATACCAACCACCAAGGCAGATTTGTTTTCCTTTGTATTGTTCTATCACCAGAACTCAGGAAAGGCTTTCCGTCAGGGTGACTATGAACAATAGCTTTGACGTCTGAGTAACACTCTGCCGTCATCCAATCGTCTGGGTTAATTTCAAAATAGTTTTGCGGATCGGGATGTATGTTTCTGCAAGGGAAATACCTATCACCCGAAATTAAGCCGCAAGACTCCCTCACTCCTTCCGCTTTCGCGTGAGCGATAATGTCTTTCTCAATCATGGATTAACCTAATTTATTTGAACCTAAAAACCCGCCGAATGGCATCTTTCCTTTGTGTCTTAATTTGCACCCGCTGTATTTATGAGAGCATTTGTCTTTTAAGGGATCGGTTGTTGGTTGGTCTTTTTCATCTGCAACAGGTGGTCCATCATAACCACAATCAAATCCTCGGTATCGCCACGAGCAGATATCAGCCTGAATAACCCGTCTAGGTATCAGGGCGTTATCTGTTTCTGTTGGAAGTGCTAATATATACGTCACAAAATCAGAGTCTGAACTTTCTCGCTGTTCGACAACGTATTTTTGAACGGCTTCTCTGGTTGGATCTGCTTGTGGGTTTCCGTTGGGAAAATTAACAGCATCAAGATATTGCTCTAAAACCTGCCTACGAGTAACGATAGCGCCTAGCGCATCATCATAGTCGTTGTTAATCGCAGTTAACATTCCGTCAAAGTTAGCAAACGTCATTTTTGGTCTGTCTGATGCCCCCTGAGTCGTTACACTAAACCCTGTAACCTGAACAGGATAAGGTTCATATCGTAAACCCTGCCAGACAATAGGTTTTAATAAGCCATTCATGCCGTCATGAAACCGGTAAACATCACCACCAAAACGACTTAAATCGACCTCATACAAATCTAACATTGCATTTTGCTGTAAATCTGCAACATTTATGCGCATCTCTTGAGGTATATCCCTCATGCAACAACCTCCTCAAATGTGCAATCTATCTGCCATACCGTCGCCCTTGGCGTTACCTGCCAGCCACGGCAAACAAATTTACGTTTAGAGTTATCATCACTGGTTAGCCATAAGAATGATTCAACTGCACCTCGAGCCTTAAGGAACTCATCAATCTGTTTCCCAATATCAGTACGCTTAACAAATGAGAGTTGATAAGTCTTTAGTTGGTTGTTGATCCCGTCTTTGACTCTTTGTTCGTAACCGTTACCAAACTTAGCTACTTTCACTTTAGGCTCATTACCCACCTGATAAGCTGTTTCAGGTCGCCATTTAAACTCTTCCATTGGTTACTCCAATAAAAAAGGCGACACAAAGCCGCCTGATCAAATATCAGGATATTAATAAATATCCATTAGGTTATTTTATATATTCAGCCCAGAGAAACTTGCCGAAGGAATGGCTGATTACTTCGGTGTGAGGTACTATGTGGATATAAATATGACCGTGCTCTACAGTTAGATATTTTAACTGCCTTATATGATTCTTTCCCAAATCCCTTAGAAGATGATGAATATGAAGAACTTAGTAAAAAATTCAGTAATAAAGATCATCTTATAGCAAATATGTTATACCTTGAGATGCATGGGTTGATTGAAAAACCATTCATTCAAAGTTCAACACTTGATGGGATCGAATATATTTTTAATAGCTATACCTGCTTCATTACTGAAAAAGGTATTGATTTTTTATTAGATGACGGAGGGTTAAGCGCGATACTGAAAGTACAAACAATTCGCATACATAGTGATTCAATTAAAGCATTAGAGGATATTATTTTAACATCTAATGAATCACCAGACATGAAAGCTAACTTGAAATCAAAACTTCATGAGCTTCCTGCAAACGCCATAACACATTTGATGAATGAATTATTGGTGAAGGGGGTAATGAATCTTCCTGTTGCAATTCAGATAATTCAAAAATTCCTCCAGTAGGGCTGTATCTAGTAGAGCACCTAATTAAAGTGAATTTACCCCACCCCAGCGCTCTACTTAAATAAATCCAAAAATAAGTACCATTCCAATCTGCATTGATAAAAAAACCATTGGGATGAATGTTAGCTGTGAATATCTTCATAACTACCTCTCTTAATTACCAACTTCTTACTTTTTCCAAAGCACCACCGCTACGCATTTCGTTACCAAGTACGTCATAAACCGTACCTCTCACCATTTGCTGTATTTGTTGCGCTTCCTTTTGAGTGATGCCATTAGGTGCTTGAACTTGGAATGTAAAGTTCATATCACCCATGCTGACACCATTACCACCTTTACCTATTTGTCGGTTACTAATAACTCGACCATTATCACCCGGTATCATGTACTGACTACCGTTAGATGCTTTGAATATCTCAGGCTTCCCACCTTCACCCACTCTATACATAGAGCCAGCATTTACGGGTCCACCATTTTTACGAGCACCAGCAAGCGCAATCATAGCTGGAATAGCTATTGCCATTGCTGCCATACCCCATGTAGCGGCAGAACCCATAGTGGCAATACTGGTTGTCGCTGCCGCCGGAGCCATAGCATTTGTAATTGCTGCGCCAGTAGTTGTAGCCTCCGCTATAGCTTGAGCATTGGAAGCCTTACGCATGGCACTTTCAGTAACCATATTCTTAACCTGTTGCATGCCCATTTGGACCAGAGCTCCAACGGCTTGGTCTACGATAGTTAAGGCGACATTACGGAAAGCATCGTTAATGGATTGTGTTTGAGTTAATAGCCCTGTGAGTACGTTAGTAGAGCGCTGTCCTAATGCGTCCAACCCATCAGCTAAGAATTGATTGGCTTGGCTCTGATTGCGCCATATCTCCCATTGAGCATTTAACCGGTCTTGCTCATATTGAGTATTAGCAACATTCATTAACTCTAAGCCACGCTGAGTAATAGCGCCTTTTTCTGTTTCAAACTCACGAATAAGTGCAAGTTTACGCTCGTGTTCGTTTTTGAGTTGCTGAACAGGATCTACTTTCCCTTTGATGTCATCTTGCGGTGATACAGTGTTATTAGCCTTTATTTCGGCTATCTTTTGTTGATATTCCGCCTCAATTTCAGCTTTACGCCTTGCTGCCTGTTCAGTGAGAGATACATCATCTTTTGTTATCCGCTCTAAGTCTGCCAACTGCTTATCGTGAGATTCCTTAGCCTTGGCAACCAAATCAAGCTCAAGCGCGGCTTTCTTATCTGCTAGATTACGCTCAATGTTGTATTTATCTTCTGCAAGTTTTTCGGCTAATTTAATCTGCTCGGGAGATGCTTTATCACCCAATGCTTTAACAGCGTCATACTTAGCCATTTCAAGAGAACCATCTTTATAACCTTTGTTTAAAAGCTCAATTTCTTCTCTCTGGCGCTTTAGTGCCTCATATGCCGCATCTGTGGCTTTGGTTGATTCCTTGGTTGTTTTGTTGCGTTCGGCTTCCGCATCTTTGGCATCTTGCGCCGCAATTGCAGCCTGATTTAATATTAGAACTTCTTTTTCTGATAGATTATTATCCTCCGCATAGAACTGAACTTTTAGCAACCTCTTATCAATTTCACTTTTAGCATTGGCTAGCTTAGCCTCACGCTCTAGTGACTTTCTCATATCTAACGCTTTATCTGACAATTTAACTTCAAGCTGAGTGGCATTAAACTCACCTTTCGCACCAGTCGCCTCCCTTATTTGCTGAGTAAGTCTACCTAATGCGGACTTTTCAACATCAAGAGTAGTTGCACTTTTAACACTCAAATCAATGGCTTCTTTTAGCTTCCTATTGTACTCATCTTGAGCGTCTGCGAGGTATTTAGTGATATCTTCAGATTTTTTCTTATTTTCTGCTAAATCACCTTCTAGCTCTATCTTCTCTCTTAATATGTTTATTGTATTTCTTTCAATTAACTCTGGGTTATTACCTAGAGCGTCCTGCTGCATCCTTAGGCGAGCCTCAAGTCTAGCTAGTTGTTTTTCCTGCTCCTCCATTTCCGCATTTATAACTTTCTGCTTGTCGGCGGCATCTTGCGCGTCACGAGCAATTTCTTGATATGAAAGCCCTTTTAATTTATCTGCTAGTTGATCTACGTTATCTGCAAAGTCATGTGCTTCTTGTTTTGCTTGCTCCGTTTTTTGATAGAAATAATACATTGCAGCACCAGCAAGCATCAGCACCCCCATCGGGCCACCTAAAGGTGCAGTGGCTATATTGAGCGCTCTCATTGCGCCAGCCATAGTAACACTGGTTGCCGCAACTCTTGCTTGAGCCGCCGCTAACCTATTTGTTTCCAGAGTTTCCTGCCTAGTTAATGCTGTTATTCTTGCTGTATTTGCCGATAATTCATTTCTTATTCTTGAGCGTTGTTGTTCTGTCTGAGCAGCCGAAAGCTGAGCTGATAATGATTGTTGAGTCGTTAAAGCAAATGCCTTTTCTGCCTGCACTCTAGTTAGTGTCTCTTTTGCAGCAACCACCTCTGCTTTGGCTGAGTTTCTTGTTGCTATAGTGCTTGTTATTGTATCTTTTGCTTTCTTTAATTGCGCAGCACCAGCAAGAGATAATGCACCAACAAACCTTGAACCAATTGTCATTGCTGTCAAAGCAAGAACATCCGTCATTACATCCAAATTTTTACTAACAGTAATAACGGCATCACTAAATACACTAAGCCCTGCCTTTACTGTTGTATTTTCACCGAGAAACTTAGTGACATTATTCCCCGCCTCTTGAAATGCTTGCGACATTGTTCGAGTTGTTTTAGCGAATTCCTTACCGATCGCATCACCTTGAGAAAGTAGTCCTTTCACAACAACATCAGTGGTTAGTTTGCCTTCTGCCGCCATCTTACGAAGTTGACCAATACCGACACCCATCGAGTCAGCAAGTGCAACCATCAAACGGCTACCCTGTTCCGCTACTGAGTTAAATTCCTCACCACGGAGAACCCCAGAAGCGATACCTTGTGATAGCTGAATGATGGCATTTTCTGCTTCCTGTGCAGTAGCGCCAGAGACGATAAACCCTTGATTGATGATGGATGTTAATTTTGCTAAGTCTGCCGCTGATGTATTGTATTCTCTCGTTCCTCGCTCAAGACGTGCATAGAGTGTTGCTGTAGCATCAAGGCTAGAACGCGTTGCTTGAGAAATATCAAATACTCGCTGAGTAACATCAACAAGTGATTCGCTAGCACGAACTGAGTTAGATAATTTGTTGTTTAATTCAGTCCATGCTTCGGAGTAACTAGCAACCATTGAAGCCGATAAATAACCGGCAAGTGATGCAGCAACCTTGGATAAAGATAACATTGAACGTTCAGTATTATTTACCGATTGAGACGTTCTGTTAAAGCTACTATCCATACGATTAAGACGTTGCTCTAACTGACGTTGAGATGTTAGCAATTGCTCAACATCCATTTGAACTTGATAAACAATTTCGCCTACTTGTGCCATTTGTCGGCTCCTTAAAATAAAAAACCCCGCCTATTGGCAGGGTTAGTTGATGTTTGATTTAAAATTAAAAAGAGCTTTTTTTATTTTCTTCTATTTCCTTAACACATTCTGGATTGTTAGCGAATGTGTACTGAAGGAAGATATACCCATTAGATCCGCTATCCGCTCTCGCCTCAACAGCTATACTACTCAGTTCATTTTCTTTCATGTTGTCATTTTGCTCTTTCCACCTAGCACTTAAATATCTTTCTTGCTTATACAACCCCATCATCCAGTCTTGAGGGTTCCGCCATATAGATCCAGATAAAAGAATATCTTCTTGTTTTGGTTTTCCATACAAAGATTCCAAAGTATTAACCAACTCATTGAATTCCTGCCGTAACGGCTGTCCGTAACTGTTTGTTTTTATATCATTACCAATAGCTCTTATCTGACATAAACCAACTGTTGGAGAGATAACTAATCCAAATGATGAAAACTCGGAGTTTTTTTTAGGTGAGCTGTTCGTTAAGTATAGGTTTTGCTCATCATCAACAAGGCGTATCTCGCCAGTTATCATTGATTCAATGTTTTCTCTTGTAAGTCCAATCTTAAACCCAAATGGGCCTGATTCCGGCGGGAGCATAGATTGTTTTTCATTATCTGATTTAATATTTTCTTTTGTATTTATCTGGGAGTTATTGTTGCTTAATTGATTATCATAGTTAATTGGTGCCAATCCATATTTAGCAGATAAATACTTTTGTTGTAACGTAGCTAACGTTTGCTCTTGTGTTGCTATTGTTGCTAATTTCATTGATAGAATTAATCCACCAGAATATTTCTTAGCTTCATTTTTCTCGCTTTCAATTTCTTTTTTAATTTGATTTATTTCCGCTTCAAGTTTATTTGCTAGATCTTGGTTTGCTTGGGTTTGCTCTATAACAATGTTAACTTTAGCTCCAGACTCAAGAGCATTTATCCGTTGCTGTAAAAGAGCCTTATTCACCTCTAAAACTTCAGTTTTTGCAGTAATTAGAGATTTTATTAACCCGCCAGAATACAAATTCTGCTCAGATTTAGATTCTGATATGTCATTTTCAACCTGTGATAATTCTGATTTTAAATTATTTACTAGTTCAATATCTTGAGGTGATAACTCTTTTTGACCACAACCAGAAATTAATAATGAACCAATAAAAATCGCCAAAACTATTTTTTTCCTCACAACACCATCCTCGTTAGTTAATTTGTTATTAGTTTAGCTGTTTGTGGTGCAAAGAAAAGCAAAAAGCCTCAATCAAGAGGCGTAGTATGTGATCTCAAGCAAGCCGTCCTTGGCTTGGGTGATTAAGCTACTTCTTTGAATTCCTTATCATGAGTAAATAAACCATCCCAGTTCTTTTTCATTGGTAGTTCACCAGCAAGATAGAGATCATAAAGACGTTTAGCACCTTTCTTTAGTAATACTGGCTGATACTTAATGAAAGGTTCGTGACCGTGTGGGTTAATTTCACTCTGGTTTTCTGTCATGTACTTATCACGAGCGTATGAAGCGACACGCCAGCGAATATTTTTACCTGACTTACTTTCGTTATATAGCCAGTTGCGTTCAGCTAACCACATTTGAACTTGTTGAGTATTTACACCGTTAAGCATTTTACAAAATTGAGTCGGTGTCATGCCTTCTTTGAACAAGTTAGACATACACTCGACTTTGTTTGTTAGCTCTTTATTTGATGATTCAAGAGCTAATACTTTTTCAGTGTAATTTAATAAAGCAGAACGCAAGAATTCAGGATCATTAAGTGCAACAATTGGTGTTGCTTTCCCTGACTCAAGCTCCCTCCAGCGTTTTGATACTTTATGGCGCAATGGAACACTGTATCCAGTCATTAACGTCATTGTAAGATCTTGGTCTAATCCTATTTCATCAATAACAGAACGACCCTTGTAATTTTTACGCTTAATAAAAAACTCTTTAGAAACATAATCATCCGTTTTTGGATAATTAAAATCTAGTTCCATAAACATTTTCTCAATGTCACGAACTACGTGATGGTGAGCCTTTCCTGTTAATTCTGCAATCTCACGACTTGACATAGTGACATTTGTTTCATGTGATGCTAAAGTTAATTCGTTCATTGAAACATTTCCTTCTTGGTTTTGTTTGGGATTAGCCAGCAGGTGCGAACTGTTGGCTTTTCTGTTTTTACCTGCATATTCTTGGCAACTCACCTTCTTGTAATCTCCCGTTAATATCTCTCCTTAAATTCATCAGAAATGCATAACCATCTTGAAATCTATCAACCAACCTTCCAGCAAGTGGTGATTCAAGTTGTCTTAGCATTGGATATATTTCTGACTTCCATGCTGAATAAAAAACATCGTAGTGATTAAATAGAGCATTAATGTTGTGAGCATCTTTTTCCCTTTGGGTTATTGGGCGCGTGCTAACAACAACCTCATTTTTTCCTTTATTAAAATAGTGATCTTCCATTAATTCGAACACATCCCATGCTTTGTCTGTGTCTAACATTTTCGCATGGCGAGCCGCACCTCTTTCTGTCCACAGAATTAAACTTCTCGCTTTTGGTGAAATTTGTAGGTTACTTAAAGTAACTCGCAAATTTTTTAGAGCATTTCCAATAACTTTGAAGTAATGCTTACCCTCAATAAAGCGACCTGCATTACGGGAGTGGTTTACTTTTATGTTGTTACTTTTAGTATCATATAACTCAGCTAACAGTTCAGTCGTAACTACAGGTATTCCGTTATGCATAATTGCTGGGATGGATTTAACTGAATTGCTCATGTCGTTAATATTTGCTAAATTAGTCATGTCACTTATTCTCGCCCAAGAGTTTATTTGATAATGAAACCTCAATTGCTCGAACAATTGGGGTTTCTTCTTTTTTACGGCATCTCAAGTTCACCATTTTCCACTTTCTCTCTAAATACCTCTAAAATATATTCAAGCTGAACTTGAGTAGAGCGCCGTCTATTCTCCGCAACATTATCAATCCATTGCCTCATATCTGGCTTCATTCGAAATGGATACGGCATAATTCTGTTTTTCTTTTCCATTTTATCTCCTGTGAAGTATTTCAATATCACATCTTCATGATGTAGTATTAGTTATATATCATGACTCACATTGTGTCAATATGAATTTTAAAGAGTTCACATATGAATATAGATGATAATTTTAAAAATCGCATACAACTAGTTAGGCAATCTTTAGGCCTTACTCAAGGTGATCTTGCTGACAAGGTAGGAGTGGTCCGTAGGCAAATAGCCGCTTATGAGGCTGGTGACTCAAAACCAAGAATTAATGTACTAAACAATCTTGCTGCAACATTAGGAGCTACCGCTGAGTGGTTAGCTCAAGGTATTGGCGCCCCCCCAGAGATTGGGCGAGTCAGATCCACGATTACCTTGCCGCTAATACCTATTCTGACTTTTACTCAAGCTGCTAATCTGCCAAGTGATGACAATATGGTTGGGTATGATTACATCCCTGCTCCTCGTTTAGCTTCAGATACTGCGTTTGCTGTAAGGATAGATGGTGATTCCATGCAATCTAACTCTGCAATTACCTTTCCTGAAGGGAGTATTGTTATATTTGACCCAGAATTAGATGCTAACAATGGCGATTTTATTCTCTGCAAACTTGATTCAAGTAATGATGCTACTTTCAAACAGCTAATTATTGATCAAGGTGAGTATTACCTTCATTCGCTAAATCCAAAGTATATGAATATGTTAGTTAGTAAAAAATTAACTATTTTGGGGGTAGCGATAGAATCTAGAAAGGAACTATCGCCAGATATAATTATGCTATCCAGAAGCGGAATGATATCTAACTTTATGGAAAACATTAGCGATAAGGATACAAAGAAAGAAATTGAATCCAAAAAAGATAGTATTTCTGGAAGACTAGACAAAATTGAATCCATGCTAGAAAAACTAGTAGCCAACAGTACTCAACAAAATGATAAATAAGGATATGGTATGAAACTTACCCCAGAACTACTACGTGACGGATGTCAATGGCTAGCTCGAGAGTTAACTAGGCTAGAACAACTAAACCAACCTTTATCAATAAATGATTTTTTTTCATGGTCATCAAATGAAGCTTTTATTAAAACCATATTTACACGGTACAGAGAGTTCATTAAGGGGCTCTATATTCTTGATCATGAAAGCGAATATTATTGCGTAGAACTTACTGAGTATATGGAGAACGCTTTAGCGAGACATGAAAATGTTATAACCCCTGAAGTATATGGCGTCGTGGATAATGCATATCTGCTAGCTATAAATGTCGTATTTTCGATAGCAAGGGAAGCTGATGATCTATAACACCCAGCCCAAGGATGGGCTATCAATTCTCGCGATTCGCTATAATCAAACTATATCAATAAATTACACAAGATAAGTTTTACAACTTTTTTGTAAAACCCTTTAGGAGTCGCTCAATATTTGAACTACAAAACTTTTGTAGTTACCTACAATTATTTTGTAGGTCGGTCATTTCAATTTAGAACAATCAAACAATATCAATAATTTGAGATATTCAGGCAACAAAAAACCCACCGGAGTGGGTTAGTTTTCAGTTGAGTAAGATTAGGTGTTTTTTAATTTAATCACACTGCAGCATAGCTTGCCAAAATCAGGATTACATAATTCTGCTGCGTCATACTCCCTAGACCAATGACACAACCAATCTTCAAGATCTTCGCAACTATAATTTTTAGTGGCTAAACCAGATGCAATATCAACCATATCATCACCTGGCGCAGTAAGCTCATAGCCATTTATTAATAAAAAAACATAACCACACATCATGGCTGTTCTTTTATTAGCGTTCGCGAAAGGATGATTTTGGATTAGACTTTCAATAAGAACAGAGGATAGCCTAAACATATCCTCTGTTTGTTCATAATATCTTATTAAGCTAGGTCTAGCTTGTGAAGATTCTAGGTTGCTTTGGTTTAGAACTCGGATTGGCTCATCTGGCGTTTGCGCTTTAATAAGAGCCTCATTGATATAAATTATATCATCAACGGATAAGTAATTTACGCCTTCAAGATGATAACCAAACTCCCTAGACATCGATTACACCTTAGATAATTTATCCATAGCCGTCTCATAACGATCAAATCCAAGGATGAAAGCATTTCTCACCTGATCTTTGTGTGAGCAATTATATCCAACTACCGCTCTAGGAGACGCAATTTTACTTTTGTCACGAGGCGGTATATCTAATCGACTAGCCTTTCTCAGTGCGTGACTCATATGAATATCCTCTTACCAGGATCTCTGGCATATATACAAAATAGACAATTTTGAGGTTATTGCAGTTACTCTGCATGTACAAAACTACCCACACTCTTAGTGGGTACTGGATTATTTTTTGTGAACCTTTCGACCAGCGGCATATTTATAATAGAGTCATCTTGACGTTATTACAACCAAGATTTATCAATTAAAGCTTGTTTTTTTTCGTTTATAAACGGTTATAGAGGTCTATAAACGCGATTTTAGGCGTCAGTTACCTACCAATGTCGTCACTCAGCTATCTTCGTACAAGGTTGGAATTAGCGCTTTCAGAAAACGAACTTATCTCTTCCTACTCACTAATCGACGCTTACCACTGATCAGCTCATTATTACGCCTATCATCTTGCTTCATGATGTTGTCATATTCTTCTTTAGTGAAGCCTTTCTCATCAGGGTATTTAGCTTTGAGCATCATCTGAAATTCAGTCATGGTTAACTGTTCGGCTTCCTCTCGATTCATACCAAAGTGCGCACGAGCTGAACTGATATAATCAATTGCCATAAACTCATCTGAGAATTCGTTTTTGCCTTCATTGCGTTGAAGTTTGCGGATCTTAGCTTTACCGATAATTCCGTGAGTAAATAGTTCTCTAGCAATAACGATAATGTCAGCGATTGGCATCTTACCGTTTTTATAGACAATACCTCGCTTACCCGATCTCCATTCGCCAATAATTTCTGAACAATCATCATCACAACACGCCTGCATAACTATCATTGCTGTTTGTAGGATATTACGCCCATATGTTGGCTTGCTAATCGCTTTAATTAACCACTCAGGAATAACCCTGTAGCTCATTACGGCACGAGTAATTAACTCTTGCACCTCGGAACCATTTAATTGACCGTATGCACTCACAATCTGTTTAGGCTCACCAATTCTTGTCATATTGATGAACGATGGTCTAAATAAGTAATCATTTTTATCAGTAGAGATAACCATCTCACCGATTTCTAAAATAGGCGTCATAAACCCTCCTGAATATTATCAAGGGCACTCGAAAGCACCCTTTGTAATATTAAGCAGCGGTAACATTGACCACGCATTTTGCAGTTTTATTACCATCTTCGGATGTAACAGTGATATTTGCAGTACCTTCGGCAACGCCGCGCACAGTGACTACATTCACAAGCTGAGTAACTGTTGCAAAGTTCGGCTTATCACTTACAGCGGTGTAGTTTTTGTTAGTTGCATCAGTTGGGGTAAATTTGACGGCAAATGTCTTAGTTTCACCCACTTTTACAGACAGGGTGGCTGGCTCGACTGCGATACTTTCAACAACGATTTCTTCTTGTAGCCATTCAACCGTTTCTGCATCAGCAACTTTCAGCTCACCTGAATAGGTAGAGATTTCTTTTGTTGGAAACTCCATAGACCATGATGTAAATAACATATAGCCCTGAACAACATCAGAGCCGTCACCTTTCATATCAAGTTGAACCCAATATGACGGTTGGCGACTTGCTTTGATTTCATCAAGGATTTCTTTGGCAATATCAAACGCGGAAGTAGAACCGGTTACACCAGCTTTCTTTAATTCACCATCGAAACTAATGGTAAAGTCAGCGCCAGTAACAATTGACTCAGTTAAGCCTTTGGTGTCATCAGCATTAGATGTCACTGTCTCCATACCGAAATCGAATGACTTGCTTGTTAGCGCACCTAAGCGCAAGAATTGATCTTGTGCTGGTACTTGGTCAGGGCAGCCTTTTGCAATGCGCAGAATACCTGCGTTACCCATCACTAGGCCTTTATCATCAGGGCATTGTGCCATGTTATAACCTCTTTATTTGCAAATAAAAAAGGCCGCATAAGCGACCTGTTGAGATGTGTTTAATTTAAGATGTACAGCGGAAAGAAAGCGGGATAATAAACCTACCTTCTGTCGTTTGAATTGGATTAACAAAACCAGATGTATTGATAATAAAACCAATGTTATGACTTCTAGAGTGACACCTTACATACTCTAGTATTTCGTTAGCTCTCTGAACAATAAACTCAATCCACGCCTTGCCAGATATGAGTGAAACGGTGAAGAAATCATCGCCACTTAAATCATCAATACGACCAGTTCCATTTAGTTGCTGAAATACGATATATGAATCTGAATCATTACCTTCTTTTTCATTCCAAATATAATCCTGCTGAATGAAACCATCAGATAACCCTGATTCAGAAAAATAGTTTTTCAGTCTCTCAAAGGTCGTCATATTTTAAGTTCCTCAGCAACAGCCTGATCAATCATTTGCTTCGTTTCCTTAAAACCCTTCAGGAGGAATTCTTTCTTAGCAGTAGGTCTGCGGAAAGTTTGTTTAACATTAGGATCATGAACAAAAACAGCATATGAAGCAGAATAACCAACGCGACCAGTAAATAGAGCACCTTTTACTTTTACATCTCTAAATTGTGAATTAATGAGCGTTTTAGTGTCAATTGGCGTGTATACAGCAGCTTGCCTGCCACCAATATCTAGCGCTCTATGCATGGCTCGAGCTATCTTCTTTGATGCTATGCTTCCAACCAGAGAGTTTAAGTTAGATATCGCATTACCTATTCCTTTTACTTTTGCCCCCATAGTTACACCGCCGTTGTTAGTGTGTAATCATCTAGACCGCCATTAATATCACGGTCTCTATCGATAGACTTAATCCTACTAGCACCATGCAAAAATGGCTCTCTGTCTTCATACTTACCGATGGCGATATAGTCTTCTTGAGAAGCTTCGCTATACTCAGTCCAAATGACATTCTTAATAATTATTTCAGTACCAATAGTTTTACTACCATCTTTAAAGCTACTTCCGTAATCACACCGGATATGGATTGGCTCTGAAAATATAGGCTTCCCGTATTTATCTTTCCCCTCAACTTTCCAGATGGTTGCCCACCCTTTGCAAAATCGTCGCAGGATTTTCCCCATATCACCCCCGAACTACATCAAACTGAATGACACCTACGGGACGTTCAATAGGAAGGCTATTAGTACATCCATTGGTATCTAGGGAAGACAGCATTTTTAGCAACGTTTTTCTGCCATCAGAAAAATACTGATATGAAACAGAAGCGCCAGAAGGTGCGTGCTCTGACGCGATTTTACGAACATCAGCAGATGATAATATAAGGATAACCGAATACAGTTTAATTAAAGCAATTACCGCATCTGAATACCCTGCGCTATCAAGGCAAGTATCAATAGTGTCCACTATAGATATAGCAGAGTTTATGACAAGACTTGTTGCCTCAAACCCCATCACCTCTAATTGCTCATTAACTTGCTCAACCGTAATCGCAATAGACATGCTCACTCCTCATGGATAAATAAGGGGCGGCGGCCCCTCACGTTACCCACCAACGCTAGTATCTTTGCCAAATGAAACCATAACACCAGCAGTATCTTTAATATCCGTAGCAATTTGCTTCCAGTTAGCTACCGCGGCAATCTGTTCGTTAGTTGGGGATTTGATGCTATCTTTGCTCCACTGGTAACCACGCAAACCAATAGTAAAGTCGTACTCACCTTGCATTAGTGCCTTAATATTTTCTTGCCCTAATACATCCTGAGCCTTCATGATTAGTGGTGATGTTTGAACCGCAGCAGCACCAGTCACTAAACCTAGCGAATGTTGTTTGTCTGCATCTGATAAAGCTGGAATATCAGAGATAACAAAACGACGGCCAAGGTTATCTTGTTTAATGGCGACGTTGCCAATTTGGAATAGGTTATTTGCGTTGGTTAATGTCTCATCCATAAAGTCGTTGAATGTTGCACCATCCATCAACCAAGCAACAATACGCGAATATGCATCACCGAATGGACGTGTTGCTTTATTTAAACCTCTTAATGATGGTGTTTCACCTCCAACAGTAACGGCTGTTTTATTACCAGAAATAGCTGCTTTTAATGCCGCGCCAGTAGTATTCAGGTAATCTTGTAACATGGCTTCTGCTGATTGAGCAGCAACTACCGCAGCCGCTTCTGATACGTCCTTACCTAGTCGCTTCATCATTGTCGGGGTAACTGAGACAGGGCCAATACGACCATCAATCTTAATCATACGGTCAAGGATTTGCCCCAATTCTTGTGGCGTTAGATTACCTGAACCATATGCATTGCGTCGCTGAGCCAGACCACCAAGCAACTGCCATGATGTTTGCTCAATGTAATCACCGATATGATCACCATCGCCAATAACTAAAGCACCACCAGATGCTTCGTTAAATTGACGGACAGCCTGAGCAACCAACTCTGTTGCCGCTAGAGACACTTGTTTTTGAAAAATATATAAAGACATATAAATTAATCCTCTTGGATATTAGCAATGATTTCACGTGCGCTGTCCACTAACGGATTCGCGCTTTTGGGTTTTTCACTGCCTCCGGCTGGTGATTTCCCTTTACCGCCTTCCCCTCCGGTTCCGGTGGCTTTACTACCAATAATTACTGGAGCAAATAACGGGTTACTACGAAATTCTTTTTCTAAATCATCAATGGTAAATGCAGAAGGATGACCGTTAGCATCAACCACTCGCGTTTTACCGTCTTCTACTGATAATCGAGATTTAATGTGTGGCATGATTAACGGAGCAGCGTCACCAGCAAGCTTTGTAGCCACAGTTTGAGCAACGTTATCAACTAATAGCGTATGTAGACTCGCGTCTTTCTCCTGCAGCTGTGCTAATAACTCGTTTTCACGCGTCTTTAACTTTTCAGCCCAGCTTTTTTCTAGTGATTCGATATCGCCATTTTTACGCGCTTGATCTTCTGCTGCTTTTTTTGCAGCCTCTTCAGCTTGCCGGCGTTTCTCCTGCTCTGATTTTTTCTCAGAAAGTAATTCATCAACTTTCTTTTGAAGACCTGACACATCTGGAATTTCTGGCATACCTTCGATTTGAAGTTGGTAATTACCACCAGACTCTTTGTAAAGAGCCTTTTGCTCATCAGTTAATGCGTCAAATTCTTCTTTCGTTAATAAATATTTAAACATCGTAAAACCTCTGGTTTAGATGGTGCAGTCTCTAACTGCGGATAATAAAAAACCCACTCAGTGGTGGGTTTGTGTTATTTCAATTCAATTCCTGCTCGCTCAAACGCTTTAGGCGCAAACTTTTGCATATCTTTAAGTGTCATTGGTTTAAAGTTTTTATGTAACTGCAACTGTGCGAATCGCTCTGGAGATAAACCACCATCACGAAACAACTTCCCTCTAGTCGGACCCAATATTAAATCCTGTCTTTTGGCCGGTTGCCTAGATAGCCATTCATAATAGCTTTCTTCTCCCCATTCAGATCTTCCTATTGGTTTAGTTATTATCAAATTAGCAAATTTATCATTAAGTATTGGCAATCGCTGACTTCGGCAGTTTGGGTGTAATGGTGGCATTGGGCCAGCCCCAACAGGATATCGGTTTCCTGATAAAGCCCTACACGTCGATGATGTTTTGTTGTCCAGTATTGCGCTGAATTCTTCCTCTTTAATTAAATCGTCATTCTCCTTATAAAATTCCTGAGCCGCACATGTATGAGCATGCTGAATTGCCGTATTTGCAATTGTTCTGTAGTTGTAAGTAATTCGAGATATCGTCGATGTAGAGACCTGTGTTTTATCAATTGCAGCCCCATTAATAGTGGACTGTAGAACTTGAATGTTACTTTGAGCAGCCATAGCCAAAACAGTCTGATTCTCTACTTGCTGGATAGAGCTAGTCACCCAAGATGATATAAATTTCTTGAGAAATAAAGAGCCGCCCCAAGCGGTTAATATCAGCGGCACATTTAAAATGGCTTTTTTAACTTTCTCAGCACCAGGCTTGCTTACTTCATTTGTTACTATCTGCGATAAGCTATCAACTTCAAGTTGGCTTGACTCAACACCGATATCGAGAACAGATTGCAGTAAATGCTCAGAGTAACTGGTCAGAACTGGTGATAGCTCTCGCTTTAACTCAGCAATTATGGCGTTTAGTTTTGACCTCGATGTTATCTGACCTGAGAAATTAGCTAACGCCTTAGCAACAGCCGCCCTTAGCTCTCTTTGCATTTCCTCTCTATCAACAATGCCAGCTTTGAGTCGTTCTAGGAGAATTTGGATCATCATTGAATTATCTAACATCAACTGCGATTGCATATTCACCTCTACATCATTGAGTTAGCTCGCGATAATTCTATCTCTTCGATAACATCCTCAGCTTTCTCATCTTGAGGGATGATATTGATACTTTGCAGGTACTTAACAAAATCAATCAATCGCATAGCCCCAGATTGGAGAGAAGCAAGGAGAGCTGTGATTGCTTGCGAATCCAGTTGAGCAATATCGTAAACTTTGTTTATCTCAATAGTTGCCTCACCACTCCCCTCAAACTGAATGCAGAAATTAAGTGCTCGGTTAACGGCCTTTTCGACGTTTCCTGAACACAACGAAAGCACTGAATTATCTGTTTGAGCCTCATCCTGTGCCTGAGTCGCTGTTCTTGCTGATGTCCCGCGTTCAACTAGCTTAGCTCCTAGCATTGCCATCTGCTTTTCTCTGCGCTCAGCTAGGTTTATTTGAATGTTTCTGTCTTCTGGCTGCGCAAATTTCATATCACCACCCTGTGGCAGCAACACCCCTTTGCGTGAACCAACAGTAAACCCTTCAGACACGTGTCTTTCAACCCAATCATCAGTAAGGCCAGTTAGTGCAATCATCGGCTGACCGACAGTATGTGCAGACTCTGCGATATCAGCCTCAACTTGATAATGTTTGATATTTAAGTACGCAATATCTGCAAGAGGAGGAGCATCAGGGGTGTGATCATTGTTCATTGAACCAATCCATGACCACGGCAACTCCCTTAATGGAATGCCGTGTGCATCCTTTAATACAACCCACTCTGTAACTTTTATATCTCCATCTTCATACCAGCGACGAGAGCAAGCTACATTGTTAACAAGCCTTAATTCAATCCAGTTATTCTGCATTTGCAGTTCAAAATCATCTGTATCTACTGGCTCCTGATATTTGAGGACAACGAGGGATGTTTTCCCGTTCGTTACACGCCAATTGATAATTTCTTTTGCTGTAAACAACCGAATATAGGAGCGACCTTTATTAGCCTCTGACTGAATACCTGAACCACTAAAATCACTTAATAAACCTGCTCGACCACGCTGTAAGTTTTGCGATAACGCATCCCTTATCATTTGAGTAAGTGGCTGACCTTGACCGTCAATATCAGTTTCTAAATACTCAACATCACCACTAATACTAATCTTTACTGGCTTACTGAAAGCAATACCAAGTAAACCACTAAGTGTCCTACCCGTGGCATTCAGAAAGGATGCTCTAGCTAAATAGCGCTTATAACGCTCATTACCCTTATCATCTTCATCTTTGTTATCTGCCGGATGAGGGAGGTATTTCTCTTTCTTGCTTTTAACAACTCGTTCGCCATCAACACAATCGCCAACCATGTCCCATTCAGGCAAAAACTCATTGTAAGCTGGATGCTTGTAATCAACGTTTGTATTCATGTTAGTTCCAGTTAAATTCTATTTTCTTAGTCAACCGTTTAGTATTTCTTCGACTCACTGCAAAATATCTAAATCCATCAGCATCATGTGACGTGTAATCGTGAAGCGGTTTATCTTTCCAACAGCCCCGCTTGTCATCCCACTCTTTGCGATAAGCTTCTAGATGAGCAATGCCTTCACTGCATTTGTGTTCATCGAACACGCAAAGTGGCAGAATTTCACGTACTGCCTCGATACCTTCATCGACTGAAAGCTTTGGCACCACTTCAAATCGGATTGAGTAAATTTGTCCGTCTATTTCGTACCCTTCACGCGCTAATTCACGTCGTGATTTCGCATCAGAACCAAACTCACGGTTATCGATATCATGAGGGCCATTGTGACTTGCATATGTGTAGCCTTTGTCTTTCAGCACTTTCATGTAGTGCCGTAGACCTTCACCACTGTTTGAGTAGTGGTCTATAATGTGGAACTCCTCGCCCACTTCACGAATAAACCAAATTGACGTTGAGTCACCTACACCAATATCCCAGTACGTGTGAACCGGTAAGTGCGAGTTATCAGGAAGTGTGCCAATGCGTTTATTTTCGTACAGGAAGCGGAACTGCTTGGCGTAGTAAGCGCCTTCAACCGATTGTTGGAATGCCTCAGACGGTATTGACGGATATTCCCGTTTCATATCGTCGCCAAGCGTTTTCTCTTTGGCGTAATACCATGCTTTCTGGCGCTCATTTAATTGAACACCATGTTTGCTGGCTATCTCATCAAAGTAATCAACTAACCGCTGGGGTAATGGCTCAACAGGATTAATGGCATACTCTGGATTCTTCCACCATGAGAAGAAAAAGAACTTCCAGTCTAGGTTAGAGAGAGTCTTATTCTGAATTTGCGCTTTCTCAGCAGACTGGCAATAATCGAAGAAATAACCTGCTCGACCCTCCGCTGTGCTTTCAATCGTCGTAAAACAATCGCTTGATACCGCCTCAAATGCGCCAGTGACAATCTCACGGGCTTTCTCTGGATACTTAGCACATATCTTACCGAACTCAGAAACGTGCAAATAACGGAGCGTACCGCCACGAAATGACGTGCTGATATAGAGCGAGCCGCCTTTGCTAAACACCAACTCACCAGCCGCATCATTACTCGCTGGGTTAGCCGCTTTGATTTCATCAGGTAGCTTGTCATAGGCATACTTTATTTTTTCCCTAAATAGTCGCTTAGCATCGTTAAGTGTGTGGGCTATCAATGCACATTTAGCCGCCTCAAATAACGCTGCGTCCAATTGGATAATGCAGACTTCTGTAGTGAAGCCAAGCTGACGAGCTTTAAGAATAATGTTTCGCGTGTGCATCCCTTCAAAGTATTCGAGTTGCTCAGGCGTCATTTTAAATCGAACTGGCTTACCTTCTTTGTTTGTGATCCAGTAGAGGTGATTCAATCGCCAGAGCTTATCTCTTAATAATGCAAGATGTTCTGGCTTCATGATTATTCCTTAGATAAGTCGTCCATTAGTTCTGATAGCTGACTAGCTGTCTTATTCGGCTGAACATCATCAAGGCCGTATGCTTGACGCTCAAGCCCAACCAAGTTTTTGAGTGTTTCACTTAATGCTTTGGCTGACTTAACGCGCTCAGGGAGAGATATGATTGAATGATAAATTTCATTGAGTTTATCGCGTCCGTTATCATCAGGACTAAACATTAACTCGCCAAGTTTTCTTAAGGCTGGCACATCAGCACATTCAGCAGATAGTTCATCAAATAAGTTGTTGGTTAATTCTCTAGCCCTTCGAATATCGCCTCTATGCTCCATGCGGACATTAGCGATAACCTCGGCATTAGCCTCAATAAGTTGCCGTTCTGAAATAGCCTTTTCGGTGGCAACCAGACTGGCAACCTCCCTTTTGGCAACCAAGTTTTCAGCCCTAGCCTTAACCTTTGCCTTTAAATCTCGCTCCCATCCTTCTTTCTTGGCACGCTTACTTATCGCCTGATGGGTTATCTCGTATTGAGAGGCTATTTCCCTTATGGACATCACGCCAGCTCGGTAAGCCGACTCGATGGCCTCCCAATCTGGTCTTTTAACCATATCCATTCCTTAAATAAAAAAGGCCGCTAGGGCCTATTTGGTTTTCTGTTTGTTGACTAACTTGCCTAACTCGCGCTCGACGATTTCAGCAACTATTCTCCCATCATCAACTCTTCCACAGTGTAAGTATTCAAGTGATTGCTGTAATTGACGATAGAGAATGGATAAGTTTGCTTTTTCTTGTTTGGTCATACTTTCTCCTTAGCGAACTTACTCGCCCACACTTTGGCAATATGTAAGCAGTCGTCAAACATTCGCCCTTTTCTACTTGCTTGAGAGCTTCGGCGATAATAATCTACCGCCATGTAACTTGCTCTACGACAAACAGGTAAAGAAAAGCCGAGCTTTTTTAACTCGGCTAGTACGTTCTGCTCTATGAATTGTTCGTGGTTCATGCTGGCTCTTCTCCATCTGGAAATTCGCCCATATCAGGCAAGGTTAATTGTGATAGTTCTTTAATTGCCTTCTTCGCTTTGCGTATTTTCTTTAAGTGACGCTTGCGTAAATTCATTAAGTCACTACCTTTCCTGCCAAAGTTCTCGAACGACCAGTTATCGGCTGCTACTAATCTATTTTGCATCTCATTGATAGTCAGGGTTTTAAGCTCATTCATGTCAAGGTTTGCTAACCCTGTTTGTGGTTTTGACTCTTTTTCAGCTAGATCAAGTAACCATCGACGCAAGGATTTCGCTACATCTGTATTAGCTAACATTCCGATTAGATGTGCACCTCTAACAGAGAAGATCCTGACCTTTTTCTTACGTAAGTTGTTGTTTATTCCATTGGTCATTGTTTCAGTGACCATTGTCATATCATCAGAAAACTCGTCTTTGTTGGCGTTATATAGATTGGTTACTGACTTCTCATTTTTGTATTCGAGTAGCTTAGCCATCTGAGAGCTGGTAAACCAAATCTTATTATCACCATTATCAAATGGAGTAATTTCATTACCTTTGAAAACTAATGATTTGCTCATGGTGTAAATCCTTATAGAAAAGCGAACCTGTTCACCAGAAATAACCGCCCCACAGAAAACACCATTAACGGTTTTTCTCAGGTTCGACTTTCTGTAAGGTTCTGTGAGTGTTTTTAATTGCGCGGTGAATGCACAGAATGAAATGCGTAGAGTTCGCAGCTTAGCGATACACTGCCAAGCCACTTCTAGTCTGTTCCTAGCAGTCAAGATATGATCACTCTCCTTAATGGATAAACGACTTATCTAATTGCTGATATATATATTTACTTAAGCTATACTAAGTAATTATCACTATACTTTGATTAATATCCTGTTAGTTTGCCCATGCACCCATGCTGGGCTTTTTTTTATTCCATGCATTCTTGTTTGATATAATCCTGCAACCCTTTAATCATCTGTTCTGACTCTGCAATTCGCTCTCTGAGTAGCCAATAATTTCTGACAGCGGAGTCAGTAGGTCTGGCGGTGGTTGCATCATCCATGCCGGAGGTTGAATTGGTTTCGTCTTTCGGACAACTGGCTCGGATGTACACCCGTTCAGGATTACGCTCACTAATATCACGCAAGCGACTAATTTCATTCTTTGCATTAACAAGCTCCTGTGTGTGCCTTGTATCAAGTTGATTTAGTCGCTCTATGCGTGCTTGATAGTCAATATTGATATCCTTCTGCTCTTCGAGTGCGGTAGTCAGTTCTTTGTTGTTTTCTGTCAGTGTGTTAATTCTTTTCGCTTGTGCATTAATCAGCGCACAACCACCAGCAACAATCCCCACCATCACAACGACAATGTAAAGTTTCCAGTGTTTCATAATTAGTACCGATGATGTGAGAGAGCTATCTGACAGCGTTTGTCTAAGCTTGCTTTATCGTTAATACATGAATTATCAATTGAGAGATAAATGCCCCCAGCGACTGTAATAAGTAATACAAGAATAAAGCTGATAACGATAATTAAAGATTTCCATGACATAGCGCTGACTCCGCATCTCTACGACTGACTAACCCTCGCCACACCTTTCCACCCGCATAAACCCAGCGTTTCATTTCTTCACAAGCGCCATTCTGATCACCTGCATTTAATTTTTTAAGCAATGTAGAACGTGCAAAAGCTGTGGTACCGACATTAAAGGCAAAGGAATATAGAGAAGCTTTTGTTTTATCATCGACCGGCACTTTAACCAGGACATCAACTTGCTGTTGCGTTCTGATAAAGTCTTTCTGTAGTAACTCGTCACACTCTTGTTGTGTGTATGTCTTACCTTGAATGATGTCGTTTCCAGTGTGGCCATAACAAACTGTTAGAACACCCGCCACATCACGATAAGGCTCATAACGCACACCTTCAAAATGGGCTATTACTACTAACGCGATGGCTGTGGCTCCTGCTGTTGTTACCGCCGCTATTTTCTGTTTGAGAGACATTAAATATCCTTTGGCGCTTTCACCATTAATTCAGCAAGCTTTTTTAAGGTTTCGGTCGGGTTTTGTGGGTCAACATGACGAACAAGCTTTTCAAATAATTGAGTGCGTTTTCGTTGTTCTCGACGAGTCATAAAGTAAGTGGCTAAACCGAGAACCATGCTGAACGCCATCCCGATAACAAATCCCCATTCATATAACGAAAGACTGGCAAAAAAGGCCGTTAGGCCTGCTGTTCCATAAGTTACATTGGTTAATTTTTCCATACGCATAGTCACCCCCAGAGGAGTGTCCGTTGATGATTAGTGTGAAAGTGTTAAAAAAATTAGGCGGGGATTGATACTTTAAGTGCCTTTAATAAACCTTCAGGCAACTGTTCTTCCAGTGACGCATTAGAAACAATCACAAGACCATACATAGATATCCATGTATTCGTTTGTTGTAAGTGTCCTTGAATAAATTGCTTCGCTTTCTCTAACAAATAAACACAACTCTCTTGTGTGTTTTTGCGCCAATAGGATTCAATCGCCACCAGCAATGGAGCACCAGCATCACTAATTTTTTGCAAGCCGATTCGATATTGCTTTTTACCTGCGGAAGATGTCGTGCAAATTAATTGTGTCAGTTGTTGAGTTTCACCATCAGCCGTATGGATATTCGCCGTTAAAATGATGGAGGTATTCTTTTCACTGTCTGTTTCTGAGGCATAGTGAAGACTAAACTGTAATTCGCTTATCTCTTTTGACATAACATTTACCAATTTATTTAGTTAATAAGGTGCCGACTCACAGCTCTTGTGTGAACGTGATAACGAGGGTGATTGATTCTGTGGTCGGCATATTTGGTGCACCTAGAACGGATTCGAACCGATAACCCATCGATTATGAGTCGAGCGCTCTACCATTGAGCTACTGGTGCATATACAAAAAAAGACCGCCTAAGCGATCTTCTAAATGTGAACTATCCGGAAATTCCGGAGAGTTGAACTTGTAAGGATTGCTTACAGGTTGAATTAACGTTACCGGAATTCCGGCATCGGAACAATATCAATAACTTATCCCCTCGAATTCGGTGGAATTAAAAGTCAGGATGCTCATCGAAGCCGTCGAATTCATCAAACATATAAACTCCAGATAACAAAAAACCCCGCTGGAGCGAGGTCTTGAATGAGGTAAGCAAACTTAAGAGTCACGTAAAGCAACTTACCTTATAATTGTTGTCCATTTGTCCATTAATGTCAATAGCAAAGTTCATCTATTTTCTTTACTTTAGCTACACGTTTACGATTATTCATTGCATTTCGCAGAGGTTCGTACAATAACCACTGAGCAGCTTTGAGTTTTTCGTCAACTTCTCTCCTGCAAGTTCTATGGGATGGCTTGGCATATTTATTCCCTCCTCTCGTTTGCATTTTGCGTGGTTTTGCAACTCGGTGATAGTAAGATGCAATCGACAGCTTAGATGAACCATGAGCGTAATAACTTAGTAATATTCCATAGGCTTGTGTGTCAGTGGCGATGACTGAATCTACGACCTGAGAAATCAACATTCCTTCATCGTCATTGCACATAGGTCTTGATGGGTTTTTACTTGGCTCTACTGTTTGCATGAATTTATAAATCATGTTGATCATGCGAATATCGATACGACCAGAATATACCCATACCCCCCACAGATTTAACCAACCATCTAGCCAGCGAAACTGCTCATCTGTTAATTCCTTTTCTCCGATATAGCTCATCTCGCCTCCGGTAATACTGTGTGATGACCATCACCACTTACTGAGTAGACAATAGATTTCTTCCTACGCTTTGCATCGCTAGTAACCAATACTGATAAGATGCCCATAGGTAGCTGAACAACGCTAAAACTTTGCCTTTTCAATGATTCTCTGGATAATCTTCTTGCCACAGTAATAGCAACTGGCAGGCTTTTGTATTTATCGCTCCTCATCTTTCATCTCCTTTAATTTGGCTCGGTAGTGGGTTATGCAGGAATCAACGTGGGTATTTTTATATTTAGGGGTATAACCACTTTTAGGGAGAGTTGATATGTGCGTCTCTTTTTCTCCATAAATAGCGTCATACGGTGAAGAGCCATTTTTTATTCTTCTGGAAATTGTTCCTCTTGAAACTTTAACATTGGGCATTCTGCTCCACTCTGTTGCCGTCAACGTTATTCCATTACATGTAATACCCACTCTCCTTTTCTTGGTGTGTTCTTTCTGATGCTTTCTAGTTCTCATCACATTACATCCGTTACATGAGAACCTAAGATTTTCTGGCGAATTATCTTTAACATCTTCATTGATGTGGTCTACATGCACCGTACTCCAATCAATCGCTTTCCCACACTTGTTGCAATTCATTGGGTTATCGCCATGTAACTGGTGCATAACGACGCGGTGTTCATATGCATATCCGTTCTTCATTGCTAATGGATGATCTGGTAGATATAGCATCTGATACCCCTTCGCATTATGAGTTCTTAACGACCGACCTTTCTTTTTGTAGCTTCCTGTTCTCATCATCCTGAAATAATGCATTTGGCAAACCATCTGCGACTTATACATGGCTTGGCGGTCACAACCGACAACTTTGCACTTACACATCGAAGTCTCCTTTTTTCTTCAGTTCCTTCACTTTGGCCCTGTACTCATCGCGGATTCGGATATAATCCTCTCGCTTCCAGTGTGGTATCTCATGCGGGCCACGTAACCAGTCAACCAACTCCTGTCCAAACCTTTCAACCAGCCGCAGCTCGTATTTCTGAGTAACGGTGGCATTTTTATGTGAATATTTCCCCGCCCCCGCATTGCATGATTTACATTGTTTGTATGCATTTCTCTCTTCAAATCGGAGTTCAGGATGAGCACCAACAGACAAAAAATGACCACAGTCCCATTGACCGCCGTGAAGATCAGGAGGATTGGTTTCACCACAACTAATGCAAGGCTCATTACGGTCTCGAAGTCGAATGAATTGATTAAATGCTACTTGGGCTTGCTGTCTGAAATATGAGAGGGGTTTTACTGCTAACTTGCGGGCTTTGAGCTTGTCTTTTGCTTCTCGTTCTTTTTTTTGATTCTCCTTTTTGAGTTTTGCTAATGCTTTTTCTCTATCTTTATTCCTTCGCTGCTCGGATAATTCAAATCCATGTTCCGGGCTACACCAATTTTGGAAACTCTGCTTTGGAATAAACCATTCTCGGCATATTTTACAGCGCCGTCGCCTTAAACTTTGCATACATCACCCCAAAACAACTCCAAGAATTAACATGGCGATAAACCATATTGCGACAAATTTTCCATAGCGTAATAAATTAGCGTTAAACATTGGCTCAAACTCCTTTTGTGGTTTCTTTGGATGTTTATGTTTGTGTTTATATTTACTGCGATACCTCGCCATCTCCCTCTCCCTTGATTTTATCCATCACTTCCAAATGAGCGTATTCATCAGCACACTGAGCACACACGTAAACCTCATCATCTGTTAGCTGTCTATTGCATGATTGGCAGTTCATTTTTTTACCTTCTGTCTTAACTCATTGGCGAAAATATTCACTCGATTTTGCTCTCGATTATCAACAAGGTTTGATAATTTAATCATCGTTCTGAATGACGGCCTGAACTCATACGCCTCACCACTAGAAACATTGTGTTGATTGCCATATGCGTAGTATTTATTTTCTTTCCAAACCTCTACTTTTTCACCGCCATCATTAAATGTGATTACGCAATCACGCTCATCAGCAATACTGCATTCGTCGATCAGGTAATTTAGATAATCATCCCACTCTTTAAGGTATGGACGCTGATACATTCCAAATAACCAGTTAGCTCCGCACCGCATGGCATCTAAAATATTTTTAAGTTTCATCTCTCTTGCTGCTCCTTGAGTTATTCACTGTGACCGTAGTAGTTGTATTCATAACGAGTTGTACGCAGTTTTACGCCACTTTGTATCGCCCAAGCTGTCGAGTATTCAATTAAGCTGCTCATGCGCTTCTTGCCCATCTGGGACGTGCTCTCGCGTATATTTAATAACTCACCTTCAATTCCCCTAATTAACGGTGACTCTTTCGCTCCTGTAGTAACCATCCAGTGGCCAGACACAAAGACATTCTTCCACTGCCATAATTTCAGTGGCTCATTGTTGAGTGTCATTTGCTTTGATACATCACCACATAGCGCATGAAACATGTCGTTCTGCGGTAGTGTTCGGCTGGATTCTGAGATTTTTACTTCTAGGGGGAATTCTTCGTTGAGGGGTAGAGCATTTATTGTGGCTATTAGGTTTTCACGTATTCGTTTATTTCTTAGAAGAAACTTTGTGGCTTTTTCCAAGTTAACCTCCTTGCATCATCCTTATCATTTCAACTAAATATTCAGAGCCTTCTCTGGCTTCACGAATGAATCGTTTTTTAAATTTCCTGATTTGTTTTCTGGTTGGCTTAGCCTGAAACTTAAAGTGATCCTCATCGCCATAAGCTGATATTTTTAATATCCAGAATCTGCGATTCGTATTGAAGTTAACGTAATAAACCATGACTTCTACTGGCTCACTCACTGTTAGATCTCCTGTTCCATGCTGCTATGGTTTCATGTGCAGATGCTCGCTCTATCTTTAGACCGCACTGCAAACACTTCATATAATGCCCACCGGATAAAGGGCATGGGTAAAATAGCTTAACATTGTCGCCGCCGCACATTGGACAGCTTTTAAATCTTTTTCTACTCATCATTCACCCTCTGGCATTGGCAAATCGCGTAAATACATCCAGTAATCTGCATCAGGTATTGGTAGTGGCGCCACAACATCATCAAGAAACCACTGCATTTCACCTTCTACAGAGTTCCATTCAAGCCTGTAAATTCCGGCTAATATTTCACCATCGCTGATAAGTAAAACTGGCTCACCATCTTCTGGCAATTCCATGTTTGTATTGTTCCACTCAGTTCCCTGCATTAGATGCCTCCTTTAATATCAATATTTTTCGTACAAAACTTAAACACCCACCTGCATAGACATGTCATCACTAACGCCTGAATAATCACTATTGGTAATGCCCCTAGATAAACATGAAGATTAAACTCGCCTAATTTATCTATCGCGATTAAAAGCGATACCGAACACCAAGCGATAAGTTGAAATAGAAATGTAAGAATGTTGCTACTAAATATCCTGACAAGCATTTTCTGATGCCGTTTCATCACTCAACACCTCGCTTAATCGCCATAACTAATTTTTAAACTTCCTGATATGGCAACCACTGCTAAAAGTAACCATCCCCAACCTGATTTTTCGTGATACATCAGGAATGCAACAGATAAAAATCCAGTAATCGGTACTAGCATGAAAAACAATGTGCCTAAAATATCTCGTAAATATTCCATCTAAAAATCCTCACGACTCCCACTCGTAGCCGACTTTAATTGCTTTGGCTTGCTCTAAGGTATTAGTCATTACTTTTGTGTTTGAAATATCACCCCAGCAATTACACTCGACTAGTGTTAGGTAATATTCATTTTCTGTTCCATCATCGCTTTTGTAGGTATGGCGAATCGGATCACCTAAAACCTTGGTGACGGTATGTGTTAGTAAGTTCATCTAAAAATCCTCTTGCGTGTTAACACTCAATTTCTTCATCTACGTAGTCGCTGTTTATATTGCTCAATACCGCCTGATCTAAACCACCGCGAGCATTAGTGAAGTAATATGTTTTTTCTGCACCGGGTGCGTGTCGTGATTTCGTGCAAATAACCTCAGTGATACCTTTCAGATTGGTGTCGGGATGATATTTTTCATCACGATAAATCATGAAGATAACGTCAGCCTCTTGTTCGATAACTCCAGACTCTCTCAAATCAGCATTAACGGGGCGCTTATTGGTGCGTTGTTCTAAGTTACGGTTTAATTGAGCAAGTGCGACTACGGGACATTTAAGTTCTTTCGCTAGGTTTTTTAATCCTGTCGCAATTTCACCTACTGACTGATTCATATTTTCAGGATTGGTCATTTTCATTTTCTGCAAGTAGTCAACGATAATGACACCTAAACCACCCGTTTTTTTGTGCATCTTTCTAGCGTCAGCACGTATTTCATGAATGCTCATTGATGGTCGGTCATTGATATAAATCGGTGATTCCTGAATGTCAGCAAGCGCATGAGATAACTTAGCCCAAGCCTCATCCATGTTGATTTTCGATTTATCATCACCGAGTAAGTCTTGCTTATTAACCCCTGCGTGATGAAATGAAATTCGTTCTGATATCTGCCACGACGGCATTTCAAGACTATAAAACACAACGGGTTTCTTTTGCTTCAATCCGATTGCTTTTGATATTGCTGTACTGAACATGGTTTTACCCATACCAGGACGACCACCAACAACAATCAAATCGGTATTGTTAAATCCACCAAATGCCTTATCGATATCAGGTAAGCCAAACTGAGTTTTATATTTCCAGATGTCACCGTTGATCATCGATTCAAGAATATTTATCGACTCATTCACACCGTCCATGATGTGCTGTGTTTCAACAACACTCCCTGTGTCCATTGATGAGATTGTGGATTGAACCTCACCGACAACATCAACAAGGTTGCTAACGTTTGATGAACTAATCTTCGCAATGCCTTCATTGAGAACAGCAAGCGTTTTTCGTGCCGTGGTTAGATCCTTAATTTTCTGAACATAACCGGGTAACATTTGAATGCTTGATGTGTTTTTCGTGCATTCAGCAAGATAGCCGAACCCGCCAGTAATATCTGAATTACCTTGCTGTTCAATTTCTCCATTCAGTAAAACCAAATCTACCTTAGAGCCATTTCTAACAAGGCTTTGCATGGCTTTAAATATGGTTTTGTGAGCCGATGATGTGAAATCGTCAGCAACTAAACTTTCAATCGCTGAGATAGCAATTTCTTCTGTTTCAGATGTGGCAATCAGTATTCCGCCAATGACAGCCTGCTCTGAGTAATAATCCGTGAATTTATTTTCCATTAAACAATCCCTTTTTTCCGTTCGGTATATTCTCGTTTGGCTTGTTCGTAGGTTTGCGACCATCTTGTCGGCGTTAAAATCCAGTCAAGAGTTAACCATCCCTTGTCTTGTAAGCCAGTGAATAAACTTGATTGCGATATCAGCTTGAAGCAGGTGTCCATGTGTTTTACTTCACGCCATTGCCCCTTGTTAGTTTTTCCATTCCAGACAGCTTCCAAATCTTTGTAAGCAGGTCTGCGTGATGTCCACTCATGAAAATCAATGGCTCTTTCAGGAACGTATTTGTTCCAGATTTTGATTAATTCTTCATGAGGACAATCGACAGGATTGATACCGTCTCGGTTTTTCCACTTGATCGCATCTGACAGATAGCCATCGAAGCGGTTAACTCGGCAGATATTGGTTGGTTTTGCTATTGAGTTATTACGTCGCTTCCATGTTGACACCACCCACTCAATAACTGTGATTAAATCACTTAGCAGATATCTATCTCTGCTTTGGGTTGGAGATAAGAGGGTCATGAATGGTTTAAAGTCTCTGCACTGAGAGCCAGTAATATTGTTATAAAAATCTAGAGCTTCTCTTGCTTCCCTGATTATCTCTTCACGAGAAATTCCTTCACTTGAAGATGACATAGGATGAGCACTTACCACTGGTATTCCATCGAAATCATATCTCTCAGACACGATCCCTTCTCTCACCAAAACGAAACCATCAGAAAGTTGCTTTAGTTTTACAATGGATTTATCTCTAGCATTCAATCTATCGATTTCAATGCCACAAGAATCGCCCTTACCATTGGAAACCAGAAGATCAACTCGACCAGCTTTACCATCCCCTCTGTCGCTAACTCTAAATTCTCTTTCGCAGATATAACCCAGCTCAACTAATTTTTGCTCAACAGAATCATGAAGCTTGTCTGCCTTATCGAAATCAAACTTTCCTTCTAGGATTGAAATTAATTCTTCACGAAGAGAACCTCCTCGATTTCCTCCCTTGGGAGGTATGGTGGGATCTTTTCTTTTGTCTTTTGTATTATTGTCTTTTGTGTTTGACTGTTTCGGTAAAGTGGTTTTTACCGTTTCAGTAAAGCTATTATTTACCGTTTCGGTAAAACTTTTACTGTTTCGGTCAATGTCAGTTTCCCACTCGGAAATATTCTTATTCATTCCAATTTTTCGACCTTCCTGAATAAAGATTTTCATCCGAACTAATTGATTTTTAGCGGTGGAGCATTTGGTGCTATCAATCTTTGTCATGCTTTCAAGTTGTTCATTGCCAACCCAATCCATTTTTTTATTAAAGCCGTATGTTTTTCTCCACACAGCCATAACCATTAATAATTGGTGCTTGGTCAACCCAGCAAGCATGATTGCATCTAATAGCTCATTCGCTATTCTGGTGTAGCCATTATCAAGATCTGCCACGTTAGGCCTCTCTTGCCGTCGTTGATTACCAAAATCTGCATATGCAACATTACTCATGCGATCCTCCTAGTAATTTCTCACGATGCTCATTTCTCAATTTTGCATCTTCGAATGCTTCCTTTAGACGTTTACCTCCTAACGGTGTCACTTCTCGTAACGTCTTATCTCGCATGATGTTTTTATGCACTTCGTGACGATTAAACCAATGATTAACTTTCTTCTTCATGGTATAATTCCCTTATTCCTAAGCTGTATCAGCAAAAGGAAAGCTCAAAATCAGCTTCCCTTTAATACTGGTTATTGATACAGTGTATTTGTTAGTTGAACAGACCTAATTGTTCTTCTCTAAAGGCCTCAGTTGTTCCCGCAATTGAGGCTTTTTCATATGCATGAACTTGAAGTTTTAACCTCGATAGCTCAGCCATATTTTCCAGATACAATCTATAATCTGATTCCCTGATAACCTTCTCGCCTTCCCTCACGAAACCAATTACACGACGTGTGGCAAGCATTTCGCATACACCATCAATAGATTGGATTCTTCTTGAGATAGTCGAGTCTGAGCGTGATGTGGCTTGTGCAATTTCTCGCTGATCACCATCACGTAATATTTGAAGTGCGCTACTTACTAAGTGGCGTGTTCTAAATTCAATAGCTCGTTTGTCACGAACTGTTTTGCATGCGTTTCCGTATTCCATTTGTTAAATTCCTTCTTAGATTACTTCCCATATTGGGAACAGCAGTAATGATCCGTGGCTCATTCCATATGAGCGGATTGTTGATAATAATTTGCCGATTGAAGTCAAAAGGCACTGCATGAATTTTTAAAGAGCGGGTGAAGCTAAGGTGCAAGTAATTTTTTCTGGCTAACTGATAGTAAGTATTCAGCTTTTACTTTCCCTTTTGATAGGGATTGGATTGTTTTTGCATAATTGGTTTTTCCAAAGAATTCTGTTTTTGGTAGAAAACCATTGTTAATCCATTTGTAAACCGCTCTCTCACTTACTCCACATGCCTTTGCTACTCTGGCAACGCCAATGTCAGTAATTGGCTTACGTAAATCATCCATAAAAATCTCCTTTATCGTACTTTCAGTACGCATTATCTCCGTACTGAAAGTCTTTTGCAAGAAGTTTATAATTGAACTCATGGTACAAGCAGAAAAAGTGCGGAATGAATTTTCCCGAAGGCTAGCACAGGCCTGTAAAGATGCGGGATTAAATGAACACGGCAGAGGGGCTGAGATAGTAAAAGCCCTTGGTGTCTCATCTAAGGCTGTTAGTAAATGGTTTAATGGGGAGTCTTTACCGCGGCAAGATAAAATGAACGCGTTGGCGAAATTCTTAAAATGCGATGTTATTTGGTTGCAGCATGGTCATGAAAATGTAAATAACGCTAATGTAAGTAACCCTAGACCTTATCGACCAGCTCCTAAGTACCCTGTTATTAGCTTTGTTCAGGCGGGTAATTGGACTGAAGCTTGTGAGCCATATACGTTGAGTGAGATCGATGAGTGGTACGAATCAGAGGTATCTGTTCAAGGTTCCGCTTTTTGGTTGAAGGTTGAAGGTGACTCAATGACAGCACCTATGGGTGTAAGTATCCCAGAGGGATCTCTAGTTTTAGTAGATACGGGTAGAGAGCCTATAAATGGGAGTTTGGTGATAGCCAAGCTTACCGACACGAATGAAGCAACATTCAAAAAACTTGTTTTGGATGGAGCTAAATATCTTAAAGCGTTAAACCCAGCCTATCCCGCCATTCCTATAAATGGTAACTGTAAAATTATTGGTGTTGTAGTTCAGATGATGATGCGATTTGTGTAACACAATGGCCTGACGACACGTTTTAGGGTAAACAAATATTAATTAAAATGAGAATATGATATGGGTATTCCTCAGAAAAGAGCTATCGAAAAGCTAGGTTTGGTTTTTAATCACATAGATAATCTAACCAAATTAGATCGGTTCACATTTGAGCAAATGTTAAAAGACTCTGAGTATTTAGATGATGAGCCGACAATGTACATGGTTAAAGCCCTTGCGTATGGGGCTTATCAAGATAATCAAAATGCTTTAAAGTACTTCGATATTGCAATGAAATATGGCGATATTAGCGTTGCTAAAAACTATATAACTTATTTGACAAAAACTTTACAATTCAAATTAAGCTACAAGAAATCAATTGAACTTGCTAATAAATATGATAATCAATACCTCACATTTGTGGCAAGGAACATAGCTTATTCCTTTGCCGATATAAAAAATTCCTCACTACTGACAGAAAAACTTGTTAAACTGCACGGGAATGTAAATCTAGATCAATACCCATATCTTGATTTTTCTCAACCATTAACTGAGTTAGAGGTTTTTATGAAGTCTGGCAAAATATCAGAGCCGAATGCTAGATGGATCGTTGAAAAAGCTAATGAAGTTGCAGCCAGTAAAAAAATAAGATGTTTATCTAGCGAATTTTATACAAGTTCAGATAATAACGACTTTGCGGTTATTGTTTCAGTTACGACTTCAGATCCTGATGTACTTTCAGATATGGATATAGAAATAGCATGCGCATTAGCTGAAAATAATGATTTATCAGATAAAAATGTTACAGCATGGTTCCGTAGCGATGAAAGTAAAGAAAACTATGCGGAGCTATTGAAATGAGTGTAACAGCGAAAGATTTTTTGGATTTAGCGAAAAGCAATCTATCAGAAAATAGTAGCGAAATGGAGCATAGAAACTGTATCTCAAGAGCATATTATTCACTATATCATGCAACATGTTCATCACTAATTTACTGTCCACCAACTACCCATCAAGGCGTTATTAATTATTTGTTTAGCCCAGCAGAAAGAAAAAAAGAGCCTTTTGATCAAAAAATATTAATATCTGTTGGTGCTGTTCTTAAGCAACAAATAATAAAAAGACATATGGCTGATTATGAGTTGAATAAACAGGTTTTTAAAAGCGAAGCTGAATCCAGTGTTATGGCAATTGAAAAGACAATAAAAAAACTTGAAGATTAATTACTAATACTAACTATCAAGCCCTCCCCGCGAGGGCTCTTTTGTGCCCTATCCCCTCCAAAGAAGTGATCTGCATTCCAATCTGAGATTTTTTTGAAAATAAATTACTTTTAAATTCAAGAGAATAGAACCAATAGTTCGTGATTTAATAAATTATTCGTACTTTTGGTCTTGATTAATCCGTACTTATAGTTCAATATATAACACATCAAAGGCAAGCAACATGAAATACAGCCTAATGTTCTTTAATAATTTGGAAAGTCGGAACAGCATACCTACCCTGTTTAGACCCTTACGCAAAAATGCGACGTATCACTAGGCACGATCTGGCTAGTGAGAATGTTACTACTGCACGAGAGTGATTACAGATGGGAATAGGCAACACTGGCAGATGTTAGGTATGTAAGCGCAAGAATACTAATTATAGGTCATTCAATGAGTGACCTATGGTAAGTAAAAGAATAACGGAGGTTATGTGGAAATTTACTATCAACCACCAAAGAAATTTAAAGGCAATCCAACACCAGTTAGCGTTAAGAAAGTTAACAGTAACTCATTCAAGGCTAGGCAATATGCTAGATATGCATCTTTCAGAGCTAACAAACTGAAAGAAGAAGAGATTGCTAAAGCTAACTCAGTGAAAGAGAAACCAGAACGCCCTGTTCTCTCTCTCAAACCAACAAAGCATTATCCAAGTGGAGATAACTGTTGCTTACCTAATGTAGCAGTATTTTCAGGAGTTAAAACAAAACAGCCGAGCAGTGAGTTCGGGGTGACGGCGAGATAAAGTCCATGGATGGGCTTACCTTACCTCTTCATATGCTTTACGTATTTTAGTGTTATTTACTAAGGCATATTCTATATCTTTAAGGTAATTGCTAGTAATCCTATATTTGCACTTAGGCTCGTTAATATAGTCACCTTTAATTGGTTCGATTATTCCTTTATTAAATAATTCGATGACACCTTTTTCATTCATTGAATCAAAAGACAATTCGCTATCCAGACCTATTTCGGCAAAGATTGCAATAATCGAAGCTTCTTTGTCGGTGACATTATTAATATTGTTTTTCTTTTTTTTATTTAATCTTACTTGTGTTAACGCTCTGTTTAAGTAAATACATAACTTAATGAATAACTTAACAAAATATGAAATAAAGTAACTCACTGGAACAAAAAATAGTGACGACACTATGTATGGATTATCCCACTGAAGAAGTTTTGAGTTAATAAATTCAATATATCCAATGGGAGTAAATATTAATAACGCAAACCAAGATAACAACCAAAACATATTGAACCTCAATGATGTGTTTTGTTTTAAATAGGCAATCACTGCCTCAATCCAATTCGGCATGGTTGATAATCTCTTATTCTGTAGGGGTAAGTGGATTATAGCCGATTTCTCGCTGTAGGGGTACACGAGAACCACCTCGCCTGATGTGGTTAAAAGCAGGCACAGTTAACTAATTACAGTCCATTCTGTGGGCTGTGGTGAGTTGATTAATAGATAGGAGATAGAGATGGAGATGGAGAGTAAGCATGACAGAATGAGTTTTTATTCAACCTATAACAGCAAAGCTGAGAAAAAACACAGGCGAGATGTTGAAGTAAAGCGCTTGATAGCTCTTGGGCACACAAAGAAATTCGCTAGGCAAGTAGCAAGACGTGTTTAGTTAATAACGGAGAGAGTATGACAATAGATGATTTCCATTGTGGAAAGCAACCCATGCCGAAGTTATTTAGAGTTGTTCGAGTCAAGTTTGATTCACTGGTTCCAAATGGCCCTAATGATGAATATTGGGTTACAACAATCAGGTATGTAAGACGAGTTAGACGTGCTGATGGTTGGCGCTGGCAATTGGTAAGGACGCATCATAAAGGTTTGGATAGATGGGATCCATGCTTAGAGTTAGATAGGGAAGGACTTAACGACATTAATCATGTGTACGGACTAATTAAATAGTTAGGAGGGAGTATGACATGCCAATGTTCAAAGTGGCTTGTAAATGGAATGGCGAGCCTTGGGAAAAGGATATTGAAGCAGAAGATGAAGGTGATTGCGCAGAGCATATTTATTTATGGGCTGTAATTGGAGCAAAAGCCAATATCACGGAATTAGATATCAAAAAAATACCTCAGCAGTAACCCACCGCACCAACACCAGATAACCACCCTATCGCTCACCTAGCGAGGTAACAATGAAAACTAACTATTACAGCGCTATGCGTGATTGCATGGCGGTGCGTATCACTACGCCTTTTTTACAACTCGCACGTCAGGCGGCAAGGATTGCCGTCTCAACCAATAACAAGAAAGTTTGGAAATTAGCGATTCAACTACAGATGAGAGCTTATGGGAGAAAAGTATGTCACTGACTATACGTTACACCTATGCAGATATGACCAGTAGAAACCGAAATAATGGCACGGAAATAGCCTTTCAGAATCTTAACGATGTCTGCATTGAAACCGAATCATTCAGAGAGCTTACTCAGTATTACCAACCAGAGCCGTCAGAAGTCGTTGATTACATCATTAATCAGTATGACGCAAAGTCACTCGCTGCAGCTATTCATCTCTCAGGACGAGGGGAAGTAGTCGCGAAGATACTCAATGAGTTGTATTTCAGGAGGGTTGCGTGATTACCAACACCTACGGACTCAGAAACGATTGGTACGAACGCCAAATGGAACGAGAAGCGTTTGTTAATTCTCAGGAAGAGAAAATATCAGTTGATGAGGTTATGGATAGCCTGCCCGAAGAACTGTTATGTATGGATTTAGCAAGGAAGTTAAATCCTGTATTTGAAATTAGTCCCCAAGCACTGGATGCGGTTTTAGCCGGAATTAGAACAGCTATTCAGATCGGGATAGATAAAGAGGTTTTAGGATGAAGCCCGGTATCTATTACGACATTTCAAATGAGGACTATCACCATGGATTAGGGATCAGTAAATCTCAGTTGGATTTAATAAGCAAAATGCCAGCCGAATATATTTGGAGCAAGGAAGCTCCTGTTGATGAAGAAAAAATAAAGGCATTGGATTTCGGGACTGCTATCCATTGTCTTTTGTTAGAACCAGATGAATACAGTAAGCGATACAAGATAGGCCCTGATGTAAATCGTAGAACAAATGCAGGGAAGCAAGAGGAAAAGGAATTTCTCGAAATGTGTGAAAAGGAAGGTATCACACCAATTACTCATGATGATAACAGGAAATTAATGCTCATGAGAGATAGTGCAATGGCGCACCCTATTGCAAGATGGTGCTTAGAAGCTAACGGAGTAGCTGAAAGTAGCATTTATTGGAACGACGAAGATACGGACATTCTTTGTCGTTGCCGGCCAGATAAACTCATTCAAGAGCACCATTGGATTGTTGATGTAAAAAGCTCTGCTGACATTCAACGATTTGACCGTTCCATGTACGAATATCGATATCACGTACAGGACTCTTTTTATTCTGATGGATATAAATCATTAACAGGCGAATCCCCTGTTTTTGTCTTTCTCGTTGTTAGCACGACTATCGACTGCGGTAGATACCCAGTTAGAGTCTTCAATTTAGACCAACAAGCAAAAGATATTGGTCGAACAACCTACAAACAAAATTTAAGAACGTATGCAGAATGCCTAAAAACGGATGAATGGGCAGGCATACGTACATTATCACTGCCCTATTGGGCTAAGGAATTAAGGAATGAGTAACCCACCATTAGCTCAAGCTGACTTACAAAAAACACAAGGTACAGAGGTAAAGACCAAAACAAAGGATCAGCAACTAATTCACTTCATTAACCAGCCAAGCATGAAGGCGCAGTTAGCGGCCGCCCTTCCTCGCCACATGACACCAGATCGTATGATACGGATTGTGACAACGGAGATTCGCAAAACTCCAGCACTTGCAAATTGCGACATGCAGAGTTTTATCGGTGCTGTTGTGCAGTGTTCACAGCTAGGATTAGAGCCCGGTAATGCCTTAGGCCATGCTTACCTACTTCCATTCGGCAATGGTAAAGCAAAGTCAGGTCAATCGAATGTGCAGCTAATCATTGGCTACCGTGGAATGATTGATCTAGCCCGTCGCTCAAATCAAATAATCAGCATATCAGCCAGAACGGTAAGGCAAGGCGATAGTTTCCACTTTGAGTATGGACTGAATGAAAACTTAACGCACGTGCCGGGTGAAAATGAGGACTCACCAATTACACACGTTTACGCTGTCGCAAGGCTGAAAGATGGCGGTGTCCAGTTTGAAGTTATGACGCATAACCAAATTGAGAAAGTCAGAGCATCAAGCAATGCTGGTCAAAATGGGCCTTGGGTTTCTCACTGGGAAGAAATGGCGAAGAAAACCGTTATCCGTCGTCTTTTTAAATACCTGCCTGTTTCTATCGAAATGCAGAAGGCGGTAATTCTTGATGAAAAAGCAGAGGCTAATGTCGATCAGGAAAACGCCTCAGTATTTGAAGGCGAGTTCGAAGAAGTTAGCCAAAGAGCCTAACTACCCTACCCGTTTAACCAAAGGATATAACCATGAAAAATTTACACGGTCGTTGCATTCAGAGATGGAAGCAACGATTCAAGAGTGTTTGCGATTCGAAGGTTTCACCTTATTTCAGAAAACGCGACTTAAAAGGATTTTGTCGTGAATGTGGCGTTATTACTGCTGACATGATGATTCTAAACATGGCAGAGGGTAATGCTCACGTTGATTTTGATGGTAAACGCCATGGATGGTCACCTGAATTTTCAAAGTTCTTTGACGAGAACCGAGAGAAGTACATTACCGAAGCACGTTTGTTTCTCAACGAAGAAGCTACTAACGACGAAATAGATGACTTAATCGAAGAAGAAATCTCTAATTGGAATTAGGACTCAGTGCAAGGATGCAAACAGGAGATAGATATGACAGATAAACTCAAAGAAGAGATTAACGCACTTCAACAAGAAGTAGCTAGAGGTCACGTATATGAGTGGGAGTTACACAGACTAAATTTATTACTTTTAGTGATTGAGCATTACCTTTCAGAAAATAATTCCAAAGAGGCTCACTTGTGGGCGCAAAGCATATTCCAGTGGATTGACTCAGAGTTTTACGAAGAGATGAAAAGCAATACTGGAGATATTAACGCTTGGTTTAATAAACAAATGGAAGGCGCAGTAAGCACCGAGCGGGCGTTAAAAATAACTCGTGAGTTATATCCAGAAATTGAAAAGCTACGGACAGCTTAATTTAACTCGCAGGGATGCAATGAAGAGGAATGAATATGAAATTAACAGGCAAGCAAATTAAAACACTGGATATTGTGAGAGATAAGTTTGGCGCTGGAATTGATGGTAGAACACTTAAGTCTTTTGAGAAAAAAGGGTTAATTAGACAGACCATCCTTGGATGGACACTAACAAAATCAGGATTTGATATATTAAATAAGGTGGATTGATGGATAAATCAAGGCAGCAATTTGAAGCATTTATAAGTAAAGGTGATTACCCTTGGGTAAAAGGTATTATCCCTGTCATGTGGATGGTGTGGGAAGCATCGCGCGAAAGTGCTGAGCCAGAAATTAAACATCATCAACTAAGAGAGCTTGTTAATACCGCAAGAGATACGGCTATTAAATATCAAGGGTGTCAATGCTTACGTTCAGCGTTATCAACAGCCATAAGACACAGCTTAATCAGCAATGGAGTGAAAATAAAAGATGAATAATGAATATAATAGAGAACAAATGAAATTAGGTGTTCTATATGCTCGCAATCATTTAATTAGCTCATATAAAGCAAACTTTATTGAATGTGACGAATGCCAGTTCGCAATGTTTATGAATACATTATCTCTCGTTGCAAACGAATCAATAGATATTGAATTAATGATGGAAAATGTTTTGTCATGTAATGACGAGGCTGAAAATTGGATTAAAGAAATTCTAATTAAATATTCTAAATAAATACCCATGCAAATAATCGGATATGTATTACTCATACTAATACAGGGTTCTGCTGTGCCTGTAACGGAAGATATTTATACGCAATCGGAATGCAATAAACGTGCTGAATATTTAATGTCAGTGAGGAATGTTGAAGTTGTTTGTGGAGAGGTATGGAATGAAAGATAAATATAGTGTGAACTTACAAGACTACGAGGAAGAAGGTTTTGAAATTGAGCCGACAATAAAGGATAAATTTAATTTAAAATCTCCATCGTGGGATATATCAATAACAAAGCAGGATTTAGTTAATATTAAGCTCATGATAGAGGAGATATTAGAAAGTGAATAAATACACCGAACTATCTGACTTCGAAGTTAATAAAAAGGTTGCTGAAAAGTCAGGACTGGCGTACGAAGTCACAAGGTACGGCGTGGTTACAAGGATGAGCAATAAAGAGCAGTGGCGTGAATTCAATCCATGCAACAATCCAGCCGATGCAATGCCGATTATTATTGAGAATAAAATAGGGTTATCACCAATGTACCATTCTAATAAATGGACAGCTGACTGCCTTGATTATGACTTCATGTCAGTAAATAAAAACCCATACCGTGGCGCTATGGAAGTTTTTTTAATGATGAAGGATACGGAGAATAATCAATGAAACGAATTACATTATCAGAATGGAATAATAAATATTTCGCCAAACCTAGAAGTCCACGGCAATTATCTCGCTATATAAAGGAAGGTAGGTTATACCCTACCCCTGAAAAGGTTGGCAGAGAATATGAGTTAGAGCCGTGGACAATTCTAACAAATGACAAAATGGTAAGGGAACCGCAGTATTTAATGGAGAAAATTAATGGGCAGAAGCAGAAGTGCAAAGAACAAGGGTTTACCGCCTAACTTGTATTTGCGTAAAGGGATTTACTATTACAGGGATGTAAGAACTAAAAAGGAATTTTCTGTTGGCTCAAACAAATCATTGGCAATAACCGAAGCCATTCAAGCCAATTTAGCTATTTACAAACCTAAAGAGTCATTAGTTGACAGAATTAATAATATTCACTGTGTAACATTGCATGAGTGGTTGGATAAATATCAAGATGGGTTAAAGAAAAGAGGATTGAGGGAAAAAACGTTATATGATTACAACTCTAAAATAAAAATAATCAAGTTAAATATTGCTGACGCTCCGCTCAATGAAATAACCACAAAGGATATTGCTAGCTTTATCTCAAATTATTCTAAACGCTCTATGGCAAAGTTAATGAGGGTCACTCTGCTTGATGCATTTAATGAAGCTATAGCAGAAGGTTTACTAAATGAAAATCCTGTATCGGTAACTAGAGCACCGAAAACACAGGTTAATAGAGCTAGATTAACCTTGGATGATTTTAATTACGCAATAAATCATACAAATAAAAAATACAAAAATTTATTTTTACTAGCATTACTTACAGCACAACGAATTAGTGATATAGAAAATATGAAATGGAGTGATATAAAAAATGATAGGATATATATAACTCAAATTAAAACGGGAGCAAAAATATCAATACCGACGTCCTTAAAAATCGATGCTGTTAATGTCTCTATAAAAGAAGTGCTTGGTAATATAGAAAAGAAAGGTGATTTTATCTGTGGCGTTAAAGCTCAATCCATAAGAAAGGCTTTCTTGCAATCCTTACCTCAAAAAGACAATATGCCAACATTCCATGAGATAAGGAGTTTATCAGCAAGGTTATATGAAGATGAAAAAGGAGCCGAATTTGCCAAAAAGATACTTGGTCATAAGTCCATGCAAATGACTGACAGGTATCTTGATAATAGAGGTAGTGACTATATTGAATTATGA